GAAGTTCAACTCGCCAAGGCCCAGACGTCTCTCGCAGCCCTTGGAGATGTGAATCCTTCGATGTTGTACTTGTTTCGGCGGCGTCGCCCTGACCAATACCACGACAAGGATGCGGAACTGCGTGGACTCAGGGAGCGGGTGAGCCACCTCCAGCAGCGGATTGCGGCGAGAAACGAGCGAGCCGAGCTTCACGCAACTGCTCAGACGTTAATGCGACTTGCGGAAGAGTGGGTGCGGCAAGTTGACCTTCCAACTCACACATCTGCACCCACTGTTCCTGAGTAATGTTCTGGAACGTCTTCAAACAAATTGACACGTCCTTCGGGGTCTTCTTCCCCATGTGCCGACAATAGTCGCAGTTCGTCATCACGATGTACTGTGCCCAGGGTCCCGTCCGCAACACCAGAGCGTAGAAGGTGGACAACTGCTTCCACGTCACCACATTTTTCTTGTGGGACACGTGCTTCTTGTACTTGCACTGAACTGCATAATACTTGCCGTCATGTTCTGCAATAATGTCGATACCAACATCCGGGCGTTTAAGGCTGAGCTTCGTTAACAGCTCTTCGGGAACGTCCTTCAACAACCAGACGTTCTTCAAGTTGCGCACATGCTTGAGATACTTGACGCAGAACTCCTCAAAGACATCGCCACGAACCTTCTTGTTGTCTCGTGTCCGCATCTCAGTGAAGGTGTGTGCAGGTTCATCGTACCACTTCTGGCACTCGGTTAGGAAGAGGTCGAAGAGACTCGTGCCGTCAGGCCGGGGACGAAGGAAGAGAGCGTGTAGATCCATGTTTGCGCAATCGACATGATTGTCGACTGAAGGCGTTCGTTTTGTGCCAAGCCGATCAGCCCCCAGAGCATGTACTTATTGACACGATAGCGGAAGCGCAGGACACAGAAGACAAGCGACGCAATGTAGAACAGTGTAGGCAGTGAATCTCGAGCCAGGGCACCGTGAATGTAATTCAGGCCCAGTGAAACCGCATACAACACATGCCAACCCAATGGACTCAACATGCGCTTACGAACCAGCGTCATGAGGAACGCCGCAATCTGGATCGGAAACAGAATGAAGAATGCACGTTCCATCGAAGGAGACACCAATAGGCCAGCCGTTGCGAGTACCTGGCTAATTGAATAGTACAGATTCAACCGATCACGTGCCTGCTTGGAAACCCAATCCGGAAAGGGCATGTCACGCATCGTCGTGTTGGTAGCCTGGTAGTACTTTGTGACCAGATCCGCCAAGGCGATCGTCCCGATGACATTGACGTATCGGGTAAGCGGGGTGGAGAAGCCAGACAAGGTGAGCGTCATGGCGGTTAGCGAACGGCTCGCAAAGAGGATACTGTGCGCCCGGAACTCTGGCCAGATCATGGGTGCTGCTGCAGATCGGAAGGATGTGAGGTAGAAGATCAATGACGACCAACTCAGAAGGGCGTGAACTGCAATGAAGATCCACGCTGTGCGATCGAACGTCATGACTCGATACAGGGCGAACTCGCCGAATCGAGCGATGAAATGTGTGAGCGAAATGATGCCGAGTGTCTTATGCGCATGTCCGTACTTGCCGTCGTGGTGAGTGATGAGGGACTCCATTTTGCTCATCATCTTCACATACCGGAACCAGTTTCGTTTTTGAAGAGCGGAGGATCCTTTGTGCACATTGACTCTATATTCGGTTTCTTTGCTTCGAATCCCTCATTCGGATGCGACCGGGAGATCCCCATAGCCAGTACCACGAATCCAGCTGTCAGCAATAACGCATGCACCAGATCACGAGTACCCATGAAGCATACGGCAAAGATGGCAACCCGGCGGATAAAGATGTTCCGCTGATATTCTTCTTCCTTCGAGCTGAACTCGTCCACAATGTAACGAGAACCCACGTTCATGAGCATCATGCAGATGCCTAAGAACAGGAGTTGGGGTTGGATCTTGAGTTTCATTGTGTAGTATTGAGAAGATTACACAGGGCCGCTAGCCTTCACGTCGCCGTCCGTCGGCTTCATGCTGTTCAGCTTCGCCTTGGCGGCCTTCTCCTTGTCGGTCTCGCTCATATCAGCGAGGTGCTCGTATGCCGGGCAGGCCTTGACAAGCGCAACGGCCAGGAGAAGCGCAACAAGCTCATTGTGCTGCTTCCAGAGGAAGGCGACGAAACCAAACGCAACGGCCTTGCCAACCGGCGAGCTGACAAGGGCACTCAGCATCGTCGGCATAAACGAAATCAGTCCAACAAGGGCGGCGACAACGGCGAGTTCGACATTTCCGGCAAGCTTCATTTGTAGTATCGGGAGCATATTTTTCTGCTACGGGGAAGTAATGGCACTGGTGTGCACGGATCTAACTGAGGCGCATGGATCTCCGTTCAAGACTGTGAATATCATGGCAACTCCAGCCGCACCGCCTGGAAACTCGAAGAAGGGGGTTCAGTCCGTTGTGGAAAAGATGGAGAACTCGTTGCCCCTCGACACGAACCCGGCGACGCAGACATTCACGCCCCCGCCTCAGCCGGATGCGGTTGCCGTACAGTCGAGCATGTCGAATCAACCCGATAAGATCAGTCGTATTCTGAGCCTCGTGGAGCAGAATAAGACCGGGTATGAAACCTCGTCGTCGAAGGACATGTTTCTGTATGTGCTGACAGGTGTGATGTTTCTGTTTACCTTCGATACGTTCGTTACACTGGGACGGGGGATGCGCGGTTGACCCGAAGGGTTAACTGGGAATCACGCCTGGAACTTCGGGTTATAATCCTTGTTATCCAGGCGGGTTTCAAAGGTCGATACGTCCTCAAATGCATTATCAAGATACTCAATCTCGAAAGTTAACGTGTTCTCTGCCGGTCCGAAAATAATAGGGGCCGTCACAGGATTCGTAGTTGTGATAGAACTCGTAGCGAGATGGCGACGGAACGTGATGTGGAACCGATCAAGGGTCCCGATCGGCGGGTTGTAATACGTGATGTTCGGTGCATACGACATGTCGTTGTACGAGAGAATCTGCGAGATCAGAGACGTGCCCTGGCCGTTCTGGACGCTCACCGGACCGTTGTTGACGTTGGTCGTCTCGAACGTTCCCACCGTGATAGGCGACGAGGCAGTGAGGGGAAGACCAGGAGATGACTGGACAATCTGCGCCGATGCATTTGCGCCACTGCCAGCAGAAAATCCTGAAACTACAAGATACTGACCTGTCACGAAACTCGTCGCCACTGGAGTCTGGTATCCATAGGAGAGATTATTCACGAGAATATTGGTTGCGGCCGTGATGCTGGGCGTTGCGGCCGTGAACGGCGTAGTAGACGTCATGATCAATGAAGTCGCAGTCGGAACCGACGTGATCGTTCCGCTAAAGGTGGACGGTGTAGTTCCGAACCCATTGACAGTAATACTCTCACCTATGGCCAGAGTATGTGCACCGGAAAACGCAATTGTCACACTTGTTCCCGATACCGACGTTCCGCTAGATATGATAAGCGGGTTGCGGTTTGTAGTGGAATACGTGTACGTTCCCGTCCCACTGGAAACACCTGACGCAGTTGCGTTAAACACCGTGAATGTTGTGGTCGACGACGCAATGATCTGGAAGGTCCCAGAATATCCCGCAGGAGTGAGGCTAGCGATCGTGACATAGTTTCCAACTGGGGGTGCAACACTTACACTGTTGACCTGAGGCGGCAGCGTCATCGTATACGTCACGGTCGTTCCCGTCGCATCTCCGGCATTGGCAACCGATACGTTTCCCGGAGTTGTCGGGTTTACTTGGTAGGACGTGCGGTTGCCAACCGCCACAATGGTTGCGAATGTATAGGCCGCACCCGTCGAAACAGCCGGGCGATCGTTGATGATCTTGGCAAAGTAGCTGTCCACGAACCCCGAACGGTCGCCACCGGGTGCACACTCGTCGCTACGGTTCAGTCCTTCAATGCCCATCAGAGTGTACATGTCCGTGGGCTGCATTCCCAGCAGCACTGCGTTCATTAGCCGAATACGTGTCACCTTCTGGAACGGACGGGGGAGGTAGACCACGAAATCGCCGGGATCGGATGTTGCCGACCCACCGTTCACACGCACATACTTCGTCGGATCACGATCACGAGAGTCAACTGTAACGATACGGTAGGACTTCTTCAGGATCGGACGCGGCCGGCTGGTGGTTACCAGCACTCCGTTGCGGTCAAAGTTCATTACTCTTACAAGCGATAGTTTTACTGCGTTAAAAACAAACCATGGGCGACGGAGCGACTGAGATTGGCAACAATGTAACGTGGACAGTGACTCTCGAAGATTACTTCGCTCAAACCGGTGAGAAGGCGAACGGCTTAGCCATTATGCACAAACGTGCGGAGAGCATTTTTACTCACCGCAAGACGTACATTGATTTACCGGTGATTGTGGGATCGGGTGCAATTGCTTTCCTTAATGCCGGTTCATCATCTCTGTTTTCGGACCACCAGCTGGCTGCCACCGCGTTAGGCGTGGGCTCTCTGGTGATTGGAATCCTGAACACGATCGGCACCTATTTCGGGTGGGCAAAGCGGGCAGAGGGTCATCGCATGTCGGCTATCCACTATGCCAAGCTCTACCGCTTCATTAACGTCGAGATGCGCCTTCCTCGTGATCAGCGCATGCAGCCCGGTGATTTCCTGAAGTATGTCAAGGACCAGTATGACAGGTTAGCCGAGCTGAGCCCGCTCATCCCGACGTCCGTCACACGGGGATTCGTAAGCCAAATGGAAAAATATAAGGATATCTCGAAGCCCGAGGAGACCAACGGCTTGAATAAGATTAATATCTTCGTAGACTCGGCACATGAACTGGAGCAGGCGGTGAGCCCCCTCCCGATGCCGCCACCGAAGCTGGCTACAGCGCCATCTTCGTAACTCTGTATTGCCGCTTCCGATATAATCCGTTCCGTGCACCAAACTGCCGTCTGAACTGAGGGTCAACAATATCCACAATGAGAGGATGAACCACGCGTCCCGTCTTCTCGACACGTAGAATTCGCCCCACGATCTGATCAATATCGGGGCGAGGGGTTGCCATAATCAATGTGTTCAATGTAGGCACATCAAAGCCTTCTTTGCACATGCTGTAGGTCGCAATCAGAATGGACTTGGTCTTACAATACTCGGCACGGACATCCGCCTTGACGGCTGTGCCCAGAATACATGCAGTGTCTCGCACGTCATCCGATAGGCCAGCCAAGATGTCTTGGCAGTGCTGTACTCGATCTGACAAGACCAGAATTTGACGACCGCCTTCCGACACATCCTCTAGAATACGGCACAACCACCGGGTGCGGTCTTCGCAAGCAGTTAGCTTGTTGACCATAATCGGCACCGACACCATGCCCTGCGACGACATGACAATTTCATTGAACTCAGGATCCTCGTTATGATACTCATACACCTCTACACTGACCGCCGTGTCGACTGAGTCTCCTGTATCTGACTTATACAGTAACGGGCCAAGGAACCAGTGAATAGCAAACATGAGCCGATCCTTTCGATCGGGCGTTGCGGACAGGCCAAGCATGTACCTCGACGTAACTTTGGGGAGCGCTTGCACAAACACCTCAGAAGCAATGTGGTGACACTCGTCAACGATAACCAAGCCAATGGAGGCGAAGACGTTAACATTTAGTTCCTTCATCGAAAGGGTTTGGAGCATAACAATCACAACGTCCTTGTTCTCCACATCGCAGACATCGGCCTGGACTCTCCCGATGCGAGCGTTTGGCAGGAAAGCCTTCACACGGTCAATCCACTGATCTCGTAGGAACGAGTTGTGGACAACCACAAGGACAGGGACATGGAGACGAGAGGCGATGTACAATGCACAGACCGTCTTACCTCCTCCGGTGTGGAGTGAGATAATTCCATCATGGGGTTCGGGAAGCAGGAAGGAGTTAACAACGGGCAGCTGGACTGGACGAAGCGCTCCAGTAAACTGCCAGTTCCACTCGGGAGTCTTTGCGACATCTCGCAGTGTTCCAACCGGACCGAAACGCTCGAGCCCGAAGTGCTTGGGTAGGTAGAGGTGCTTGGTGTCTTCGTGATACACGCCGTATTTCGGCTGGGCCATGGGGTTGACAAACGAGAAGGGCCTGACAGTAAGAGCCTTCTTGAGTGCAAGTTCACGGGAGTCCTTTGGAATTTGGTATCCATGGATGGTTAACATTTGCTCTCTCTGTATTTATCGGTTACAGGTTCGTTTTAGCAAATCGTCGTGTTGAGGGACGAGTAGACAATCTCCTGAATCGACGTGCGAACATCATCGTCCTCCAGATCCTCCACGGCATAAATCACCGAGGGGAACATGGCCGAACTAAGCTGGAGGCTCTCGAAGGGATCCGTATCACGGATGAGCGAACCGACGAGCGTCATCGCATACTCATAGGCGGCCGTGCGGGAAAACACAAAACTGCTGGAGAACCCAGACTTCTCAGACGTGCCCGTGGCCGCATAGGTCACCGTGACCTTGATGAAGTCGGGATTCTCGGAAGCGGTGCGAAACGAAATCACATCGTCGTCGGCGGAGGCGGCATCGGGGCGGGTGAGGTGGATCTTGAGGAGGCGGGCAAGCATTACTCTATCGAGCCCCTGTCGTGTAAGTTAGATCGGGCCGTCACGGTCGAGCACATCTGTGTCACGATCCCTCTCCCGATTACCCCGAGCAATGTGGTCGCCATAATCACCTTCGTCTGCATTGAAGTCGTCATCGTCCGGAGCATCACGTGGTGCGCCGACCCCCACGTCCACATCGACCTCCACGACGGCAAGCGGCTCGAGCTCACGTTCAATCTGAGCTGCGTACACGTCACGGTCAGCGTTCGTGAGAATATGCGGAGCCATTCCACGATCAAGCAGATCCTTCGTGATCTGGCGCTGACTGTCCGTCATCTCACGCATGCGGTCTGTGAATAAGTGGCGTTCCTTTGCACGGAGAGTATTGGTCTCGACAACTGCATCTTTCAGCGTAGCAAGGAGTGTGAAAAGTGTAATGTCCTTCTCTCGAAGTTCTTCGTATGCACGCTTCTTGATGGGGTCCCGGGAAATGGTTGCGACAATCTCCTTGACAAGACCCTCTGCAATATCACGTAGAAGGTCGGGAGACTGTGTTACGTCAATGGTTGATATACCAGTTTCGATATCGAATGCATTTCCAAGTCGCTGTGCTATGAGCAGGTTCGTGCGCCATGTATCACCTTGTGTCTTGGCTATCGCTGCAATCTTGATGCGACGTTGAATGTCCTTCACGGGCATTTCCACAAGTGGTTTCACCGTGATAACCCCCTGACGGATACCGTGCGTGGAAGCACGTGGACGGAGGCCCGAGTCCAGTGGGACAGCGGGCTGACGAATCAACGGTGGACGAGGATCTGCCCACATGGAACGAGGGTCTCCACACATGGGAAACGACGTAATGGTCCCGAGCGGAGGCGGAAGCATAACGGGAATCAACCCAACCGGGGACACTTCAACCGGGAGACGCTCGGCCTCTGCCTTGGCCCGTGCCAATGGAGCTGCGAACTTGGGCATCATCTTCTTGAGAATTGCAATGCTTCCCTTCCGGATCACGGTCGCTTCACTTAGTACGCCCCGCATGACAGCAACCGACGGCCCCTTGAACGAGGTCGGGTATGCGTCAAACGTCTTGCGAAGAACAGTAAGTAAACTATCAATCACAGTTGGTGCCTTGTCAGAATCTGTATCCCGTGGGAATCCATCCATCTTTAATGGGAGAGAACCGAACGACCTACGAGGCACGAGTCGAGGGATGTGAGTCTGAATCAGAAGTGCTGTCGCCGCAATCCCCACCATTCCACGAGCTTTTCCTCCCGTGTCCTTGGCCCTGATTGCCCCAGCAATCTCACGAGCCTCCTGTAAAACAGGAAGGAGCTGTTCCTGTGACGGCAGAAGCTGGAGAAGGGATATCAGTAAAAACATGGTTCCGTCCGAGGGCTCTTCCAGATCAAAGAACCCCTGCATCGCACGCAGCTTACTGGTATATGTAGCTGTAGCCTCACCATGAAAGGACACAGTCTGCAATGCTTCCGAATGCTTGAGCGCCCGACCTTCTTCCGAGAAGTCCTCTTGGTTGACAAGCACGTCATTGTTCACGTGTTCGCCACAGACGGTGCATACACGAGATCCATCCACACGTGCAGTCCACTTGTCGTAAAACCCAAGTCGGTCGGTTGCCATGTCTCCGTAGAGGATAGCCAATGTATGGTCACAGACGACAAAGAGACCTTCTGCATCCACTACTTGTCTCGATGTATGAGGAACGCCTGCCGTCAAGAGTGCAATTGCTTTCAGCTTGTCTTCGGGAAACCGATCCTCGTCGGCGAGAACGGCAACCACTTGCTGGCGAAGCTGCGATACAGCCCGTGTGGCCTGCTTGACATACTCAACACCCTTCGCAACCACTTTGCTCTTACGGTAAAAAGCAAGTGCTCGTGTGTACTCGCCCAAGATATCATTGTGAGTCGACGCAGTCCATTGCGTACGATTGCGGTATCCGGCCTGGTGGCGTTCCTGTTTCACAATATCAAGCGGCAGACACTTGCGGGTATACCGATTCTTTTCCAGATCCCATTGGCGAATCACACCCTGCATTGCAAACTCGTGAAATGACTTGCCAACAAGCAGACACTGATCATCCTCCACGTCAGGGAAGCGGATGTCCCCGAGCTCTGCCACGGGCAGGGATTCGACAGTTCCTGCATCTCCTGCGAGTGACTGGATCATCTTCACAACTAAGTGTCCGCCGTCTTCTTGTCCCATCAACCATTTGCGAGGGGCAATTCCCGGAAAGTAGGATTGACCATATTGCTCGATGATATTCGAGGATGGCGGCGATGGTTTCGCTTCGGGGAATGCCATGTCGATCGGTACGGGCGTGACATCTACCACTTCTTTCTTTGGAAACCGCTGCTTCCACAATGCCCACGGAATTGCAGAAAGTGCCACGTCGTATAGCTTGAGATACTTCTGGCCCTCGCCATAGGGGTCCTGGGTCACAGGCACACCATGCATCATCACCGCCTCCAGTTCGGGGACGACATCGGATAGTGGCTCTGTTGTTTCAATGAACCGTGCTTCATTCGATGCCAAGAACGGATGATCGGCCAGCGGGTCAGGAATATCAAGTGTGCGCTTCTTGAGCCAATACCCGATAAACGGAGACGGATCTGCTGTTCCATCCACGGGAGCTGGCATCACATCGATGCGCCCATCTTCGTGACGGCGAGTCTTGTTCATCTTGAATACGGGGAGAACCCGACGAGAATAGCGAATCTTCTCTCCAATGCTCTCGTGATCCACAAACTCTGTCGGAGTGTCAATCGGATAGGATGTACCTGCATCACCTCCATAAGGAGACGGAAGTGCCGTTAACATGCGAACGTATCCGTTAGGCTGGCGAATCGCATCGGGTGCAAACAAGGGCTTCCAATCGTCTTCGAACGCATAGGTCGTATAGGTCCCCGCATTCGTGACAGGCGATACCCACGAAAAAGCTCGTAATGTTTTTGGTGCGATAACGTCGTAGCCTTCAGGTGTCGGGCTCACATACGTCGAGTACAGATTGCGTATGCGATCAACCTCCTTGTCTAACTTCTCTAGCTGCGCCCGTGTTGTTCGCCCTTTCGGAACCATGTGTTCGAATGCGTCATTCAGCTGTTCATCCAATGTGTAGAAACGAACTTTCTCTCCACGCTGGACTTCTTCGTCGAACTCAATGACGTCCCCAATGAGTTCTACGTCTGTAGCCTCAAACGTGAGAAACTCGCTTTCCATTATACACTCCGAAGAACTGTTTCGCATAGTGCCACCGCCTCAACCTGAAACCGCTCAAGGACTGCCTCCGGCTTCACCTTTGTCCGGAACTGGAGAATCAACTTTGCCGTCAGTGGGTGGTCAATGCGATATGACACAAAGTCCACAATTCCGGGCGCTTCGTAGAGGATCGCCTGAGCCAGGGCGCCCAGCGTGTGGCCCTCCGTCGTTGTCTCCACAGTATATGCACCTGTCTCATCCTTCATCACCGGAAGCTTCACAAACTCGAGAACCTTCTTCTTGAGAATCTCGGCAGCAGTCTGGAGAAGATCACGTGCTGTCCGAACACCAATGCTCTCAACTGTGAAGTCAAAGTGATTCGGGCGTTCATGCTCGTCCCGGGCATATGATCGCTGAATCAGATGATTGTCGAAGATGCGAACATCCTGCCCCTCAGTCAGAATGAAGGAATCCCGGTCGAGCTTTGCACGCTCAAGATCAATGTGATTCCGAAAGGTCGAGACACAGACCTGGGATGCACCCGTATTTGCCACCCCCAATCCGCATTCGATGTGAAGGGCCTCATTGGGCTTCAGGGAGAGGAAGTAGAGAGGAGCGCCCAGATCACGGTCCTTCAAGAGGACAGCTGCACGTGGACCGGCGACCACAAAGTCATCAGACGTGACCTCACGGGCCTCTTGGCTCGGAAGAAAGCGAAGAGTCAGCTTCGTATCCCGTACCACGTCTCCATCCGATGCAGACACAGCCACCGGAAGCATTTCCACCCTGTGCTTCAACATCTCGTGGATCATCTGCGAAGTGTTCTCCCGAATCACCACATCTCGGATGACAACAGTAGGGATCTCCGCCAGCAGAATGCGACGAAGCGCATTGACAAAGGGGATGGGGGTCTTCACGAATTCGCAGGTCAGTCGGTATCCGTTCACTGAGTTATGAATGTTCTCAATAGTCGCCATGCTTGTCTTATGCTTTCGTTCTTTTGTATCCGTTTTTTTAACTCGGGAGTCACAATGAGCAAGCAGCCGGTCCTGTTTTACAGTACTCGTTGCGCACACAGCAAACAGATCATTGATACGCTGACTGCTCTGAATAAGCAGAATCTGTGCCGCATGATTTCGATTGAGGGTGTACAGCGGTCGCAGCTGCCGGCATTCCTGAAGAGCGTGCCGACACTGTACCTTCCAGAGACGAACGATATTTATGTCGGAAAGGACATCTTCGCATATATCGCCAAGCCCGTAGCTGCTCGTCGTGAAGTTCCCACGAATGCACCCGGCGGGACGACCGGAGCGTCTGCGACTACGGCGACAGGCGATCTCGAGTCCTGGTCTTTCAGCACGGCGGGTGGGTTCTCAGATGCATATTCGAGCTGGGACGGGAATACGAGCACGACCGACCAGTTATTCTACACATTCCTGGGAACCGAGCCTGTTGCCCCTGGCCCCGCAGAGCCGACAACAAAACAGAGTTATGAAGGAGCAAAGGATGGACGCAACGAGGATGTAGGTGCTCGTCTTAAGCGTATCCAGCAGGCGCGTGATTCCGAGTTCAAAGGAGTTTCACGCCAGTAACAAGAAACGACAATGCATTCAAAGGCAAAGCTCCTCTCTCTCTTCTTCGATCAGTGGGAGGCATTTCTTGATGAGCTCATTCGCTGCTTTCCATCTGATCCAGACTTTCCTCGCCTGAAGACCTACCTTCGAATTGGTCGTACAATTAACCCCAAGCGTGTTATTGCTGCAGTTCAGAACCACATGTTCCCGCATGAGAAGATCGTCCGTGCAAAGAACGCAGACTACTTTCTGAAGTATCCGTTCGATGAATATGAGGACAAGGAAGATATTTCGTATGTAATTCGCAAGGTCAAGAACTTGTGGTTTGAGCTAACGCCCTCGAACCAGAACGCACTCTTTGACTATATCATTCTACTGGTCGATCTGCTCCACCGCCACCTCGAGGCTACGTAACTCTGCAACACCTGCATCAACATTCCCAAAGTTCCGGAAAAGGATCTGATTGACCTCTGCCGGAGACCACTTATAATTCAGCGACTCGTCGTCCACGACCGTGTCTGAATCGTAAAATGACCGCACCATCTCCTGCAGGACGGCGAGGCTGCACTTCTTGAAATTGACAATCATATCAATGCGACCCGGACGAATGAGTGCACGATCAATTCGCTCGGGGAAGTTGGTCGTGATTGCCAGAATACGGCCATTCGCCTCCAGAGTTCCATCCAGTAGGTTGAGGATGAACGAGAGGTCAATAACATCCTTCTCCTCCTTCTCTCGGTCAATGAACGGATCGCCTGTCGGAGCCTTGACAACTACAGGCTTCTTCCACTCACGCCGCAGGACGGTGTCGCCCATCGCATCAATATCCTCAATGACGTAGAGCCTCTCCGACACGGGGATTGTGTACTTCTCCGTCTGGACGCCGTTGAATACATGGATTTCGTCATTGAAGAAAAGATGGTGCAGCTGAGCCTTTGTCTTGATTTCCGACAGCTGAACATTAAGGATATGGCGCTTCCCCTCATTGGCAACGGCCTTGATCGTGGACGTCTTGCCCACGCCCGGCGGACCGTGGAACATGAACCCCAGAGTATACGGGATACCCTTTGCATCGTACCAATCACGCCGTGTCAGGAAAAAGTTCACACGGTCACGCACATGATCCCGTTCCTCGAAGAAGACGTTTGAGAACGTCCTGTTCGTAGTGAACTTGGACTTGGTATACACCAGGTGCGTCATGGGCAGCGGGTTCTGCACTCCCTTTGTCTTGGTCTGGATCATCTGATCGAAGTAATACCGGTGCGTACCCAGTTTGTTGGCCATACGGCGCTCATAGTCTGTATTGCATGTCTCGACAAACGACTGAAGGTGCTGGACATCGTGCTCACTGCAGTAGAGCTTGAACTTGACCAGCTCCAGATGCCCGTCGGCGACCTTCAGTTCGATGAGCTGAAAGAAGACATCTGCCTCCAGGCACACGGGTTCAAATTCATTCGGAAGGTAGTCGTGCTGCGATACCGCCAAGAGGCTTTTCATAGCGGGAAGCGTAGTGACGTACTGAACGACTGCATCCATGCGGGACGCATATACGCTGGTCTGTGCACCTCGATTCTGGGCAGAGGCCACCCCACGTTCACATGTAATGGATGCACGACACTCGTCGATTACGGTATCGGGAACAACGGGTACACGCCGGCGACAACACCACATGGTACTTTAACCAAAGGTCTGTGTAATACACTTATCCAATGTAGAACCAACGGGGTGAACTGGCTTGGTGCGGCGCAGACGAAGCTCCTTCGACGCCTTCTCAACGGTATCCTGTGAAAGTGTTACATATCGCTTCACATCACGCACGGGGCCCTGTACGTTCATGGTCGGAACGTGTAGGCGCAGGGGAGGGAGGGCAACAGACACGATATCGTCCGACACGGCCAAATACTCACGGAACTGCTCTATATCCAGAGGCCCGCCAAAGAGACGCAGGGTTGCCCGGGGCGGCGCAGGAGTTAAATCCTTCTTGGTGTACAGGCTTCGATACATGTCCGCAAGCAGGCAGTGACGAGTCCATCGAACCGTATCCGAAAGGTGATTGTCTGCATACAGATATGCGAGTCCGCACTCGGGAGAACAGAAATGTCCTTCACATGCATAGATGTTCTCGTATGCATCATAGCTGATGGGGACTGTGCATGCCTTCCATCCGAAACTCGAACAGCACCAGAAACAGGCTGCCGCAGAATACGTGGGAGACTTGACTCGTGTGAGAATCTCCTTCATAGTATCCGTGTTGAATCGTTCGCTGACACGAGATGTTTCCACGGCCGAAAGAATGTCCGAGTATGACGTTGAACCCTGTTCCTGGGGGGTGGGCGTGTTCTCTTCCACAGGCAGGCGTAATGAAAAGACTACGGGCGCATCCTGAACCTGCTTACGCGGGGGCATACTTGTTGTTTGTTAAGGGTGTTTAAGTGTGTGCCGCCCCCAAAACGAAAAGCCAGGCAGTCACTGAATACATTCCCATCCAAAATGACTGATCTCTCCTCCGCCTACCAGCGCAAGACCCACCGTGAGCACATCCTCGACCTGCCCGAGACGTACATCGGAAGCACAGTGACTGCAAATGAGGAGGTGTTCCTGCGTGACGGAGATACATTCAAGCCCACGACCATTCCTGTCAACCCCGGGTTCTACAAGCTGATCGATGAGCTTCTGGTGAATGCCCACGATCACGCTATCCGCCTTCGACAGAAGGGATCGCTGGATCCGGCAAAGAAGATCAATGTCTTGTGCACACCCGAAGGCTTCACCATCGAGAATGATGGCGAGCCTATCGACGTGGCCGAGCATCCGGAGCACAAGGTCTGGATTCCGCAGATGATCTTCGGCGAGCTGCTGACTTCAACCAACTACAACAAGGACGAGAAGAAGCTGGTGGGTGGCAAGAATGGCTACGGCGTCAAGCTGGTCAATATCTTCGCAAAGGAGCTAAAGGTCATTGTGCACGACAAAGGCCGAAAGCTTCTCTACCAGCAGACGTTCGAGGACAATATGACCAAGATCGGCAAGCCCGAGGTTACGACGCCAAAGAAGAAGCCCGAGGTTCTGAGTGTGGCCGTTGGGTGGAAGCCGGACTTTGCGAGGTTCGGTATGACGGAGATTACCGACGACATGCGTCGGCTGATTGAGCGTCGTGTGTGGGATCTGGCCATGACGCTGGGCAAGGAGGTCAAGGTAACGTACAATGGCGAGCTGGTCAAGTGCCGCACGCTGGTCGACTATGCCAAGTCGTTCCTTCCCGACGGCGCCCCGGTTGTGTCCGAGTCACCGAATGACCGCTGGAACATTGTGATCGCTGACAGCCCGACGGACAAGCAGTTCGCAATGTCCTTTGTGAACGGCATCTGGACCTCGAAGAACGGAACCCATGTGGATGCCGTGACTTCGCAGGTGGTGAATCATGTGGTCGAGTACCTGGACACCAAGAAGAAGATCAAGGTCAAGCCGGGTCTCGTGCGTGACAACCTGGCCGTGTTTGTCACTAGCATGATTGAGAACCCGAGCTTCACCAGCCAGACCAAGGAGACGTTGACCACCAAGCAGTCAGCATTCGGGTCTAGTCCCAAGCTGAGCGATGACAGCCTTAAGAAGATTGTCAGCAAGCTGAACCTAGTGTCGACGATTGTGGAGGCACAGTCGGTCAAGGACGCCAAGGACAACTCCAAGACAGATGGTAAGAAGCAGAGCCGCATCACCGGCATTCCGAAGCTGGACGATGCCGTGCTGGCGGGTACGAAGGATTCGGCCAAGTGCACGCTCATCCTGACCGAGGGAGATTCAGCCAAGGCAATGGCTCTCAGCGGTCTGAGCCAGGAGCAGCGAAAGACCTTCGGTGTCTATCCGCTCAAGGGCAAGGTGTTGAATGTGAAGGATACGTCAGACAGCAAGGTTGAGCAGACCAAGGAGATTGCCGAGTTGAAGAAGATTATCGGACTGACGTCTGGTAAGAAGTACGAGAATGTCGCAGATCTGCGCTACGGATCCATCATGATCATGACGGACCAGGACTTGGATGGCAGCCACATTCGTGGTCTGTTGGTTAACCTCTTCCATGAGCTGTGGCACGAACTGATTGCCATTCCAGGCTTTCTGACCTACATGGCAACTCCGATTGTCAAGGCGACCAAGGGCGCCCAGGTGAAGGTCTTCTACTCGCAGTATGAGTACGAGCAGTGGAGAAAGGACAATGAGAGCTGGAAGGTCAAGTACTACAAGGGACTGGGTACGTCGACTCGTGAGGAGTCCAAGGAGTACTTTGCCAAGGTGAATGCGGTGAAGTTCGAGTACACTCCGGAGGCGGACCCGGCGATTGACCTGGCCTTCAACAAGCAGCGGGCCGATGACCGCAAGGAGTGGCTCAAGGGGTACGACCACACCGCCCTCGTTCCGGCGGGGAACAAGGTCCCGTATGCGGACTTTGTTCACAAGGACCTGATTCACTTCAGCTACTACAATTTGGAGCGGTCGATTCCGTCTGTCATGGATGGACTCAAGACTTCCCAGCGGAAGATCCTGTATGCCGCCTTCAAGCGAAACCTGACACAGGAGATTCGTGTGGCCCAGTTCGCAGGCTACGTATCCGAGCACACCGGCTACCATCACGGAGAGGCTTCGCTGAACGAGACCATTGTCGGAATGGCTCAGACCTTCATGGGTTCGAACAACATTCCCTGGCTGGTTCCACAGGGGCAGTTTGGCACACGTATCCAGGGAGGCAAGGATGCAGCCTCTCCCCGTTATATCCACACGTATCTCCAGCCTCGTGTCCGCAGGCTTCTGCCTCCCGACGACTTTGCGGTTCTCAAGTACCGTGATGACGACGGCCTTCCCGTCGAACCCGAGTGGTATGCGCCAGTGCTGCCAATGCTCCTGGTGAACGGAGCTCGGGGCATTGGGACGGGCTACAGCACGAACATTCCACCGTGCAGCCCGACGGTTCTCAAGACCATGTTGACCAAGTATCTTCGTGGTCAGGGGACTCTGACAGACGAGCAGATTGTCCCATACTTTGAGGGGTTCAAGGGCCAGTACACGGCCGACAGCGTAGTTGGCCTCTACAAGAAGACTGGCGATGAGTTCGTCGTGACCGAGCTGCCGCCTGGTACGTGGACTGCGGATTACCGTGAGTGGCTCGAGAAGGAGTTGGCCGAGGGTCGCATCAAGGATTTCAGCGACACGTCGACGGATCAGGATATCTCAATCCGAATCAAGGGCATCGAGGAGGCGGCTCTGGTCAAGTCTCTGACCACCAAGATCAAGACCACCAACATGCATGCATTCAATGCAAAGGGTGTGATTGCCAAGTATGCGACGCTGAATGACATTCTCGTCGAGTTTGCAACTGTGCGTGAGGCACTCTACGAGACACGCCGTCTCCACCAGATTGCGCTGCTGGAGAAGGAGGTTCCATACCACGAGGACATTGTCCGGTTCATTGAGAACCAGTGCCTGGACAAGCCGGTGCCTGATCTTCGCAAGAAGACGAGGGCGGAGTGTGAGACAGTGTTGACGGAGCACAAGTACACTCACCACGCAGAGATTCTCCGTCTGCCTGTGTCGTCATTCACGGCCGAGGTCATGGCCAAGCACCGTGCAGACCGTGCGAGTGTGCTGGATCGTCTTGAGCTGTTGCGAGGGACGACTGCACGTGCGCTGTGGCTCGCCGATTTAGAGTCGGTGTAAACAAAAAGAGTATGAACTACACTGCTCTTCTCCAAGCAACAGATAGTTCTGCTGTTTCGGCATATCCAACCACGGGTAGATCGGGTGTTCAATTTCAAGGTGACGTGCGGTTCGCCGGACCCGATATCGGTTCACGTAACGATGCGAATGCAGTCCAAGCTGTTCCTGCGACGATACCCGTAAAGCATTACGTTGTTATTGACACATCGCAGCGCAACTGGGTGCTTCAGCCCAATCCATTTAGCAACCTCGTCTATAGTTTCGGCGTTCAGTCGCTCAATGCATATTCGCCACCCGTCTATTCAAACAACCCATTTGTTCCCACGTTTGGAACTGATTCCAATGGGATTCTTAACACGCAACCTGGTCGCCCGAATGCGCTTGGATGGTATCTTCCGGGTACGACTGCACCCTTTCCCGCTTACAACTCCTCTCTTCCAAAGGGGAACTTTTTAGCTTACGACACGGGATATACCGTGACTCCGTCGGGACTCGGGTTCGGAAGCGTGTTCACACCCTCAAACGTCCAGTCGATCCGACTGGTGCGTGCACTCCTTCCTCAGCGCCAGTTCCTAAACATTCCCGTTCTTGTCAACTCAAATGCAAGTGCTGTGGATATTTCGAACTATGGTCCGTATCCGGGTGTCATCCAGTCCAACGTGGTGGGTAAGGCATACTCTACCTTTGCAACGTATCCCTACCTCCTCTTCAACCTCAATGAGTTTCCGGGTAAGTATGTGGGAGGCAACGAAGCCATGCGTCGGGCGTTTTCTGTCATGACGCAGAAGACCCGCACACAGACCAATTTCGGAATTGATGTCGGCGTACAGCACTATGACTACGAGCCGTGGAATGAAGAAACAATGGTCTTTCAGAGCCCCCTTACGACGCTCCAGCAGGTGAAGATCTCAGTGACAGACCCAATTGGTCTGCAGTTCACGCAGAATGATGCGCTGAGTATCACACTGATCCAGGCCGATGCAAATGCATTGTTCCTGAAGTGCTTCACAGGAACGAGTCAGTACTTCAGTAGTAACGAGTTGCGTGTCGGTGATCGTGTTGTCTTTGACCCATTGTCACTGTCAAACATCGTGAAGTCGCCGCTTGTCTCGTTGAACGTCGATAAGATTGGGCTTGCAAAGTCTCTTACCACTGCATCTTTCCCCGTTCTTCAGCTATTGGACTATGTGTCTGATTCGAACGGCGTGTTTTCTCCTCGTACCTCAACGACCGCTCGCACGGCGTCATACAACACGTCTTATAATGGATTTCTAATTCCGAACTTTATGAACTCGAGTCCCACGGGCGATGTGACACCGACATATCCGGCTGCAATCGACCAGGGCAACTCAAACGTTTTCTCATTTCCCGTCCAATTCAATACGAACCCAGTTCAATTTGTATCGAACCTTCCCTTCTTGAATATCTCCCTTCAGCCGACGTATACTCTGGAGCTGACATGCCTTGAACCCGATACAGGACGACTTGGCGGACAGATTACGCAGTAATTTCCTCCCTCTACACAAATGTCTTCACTGGTCCAATACTGGGTGAATAGCCTGTCAGACTTCTACACGGGGTCGGCAATCCCGGACGCTCCGAAACACAATGGGCGTCTCCCACTGTCCGACAGTGAAGAGAAACTCCCTATTCCTCGTGGGACACTGTATGCGCTCGACGAACCGGTGATGGTCTCCGAGATGGTCGCAGAGAACATTCAGTACCGTCACAACAACACGCCCCTGAATACACTGTTCTTCAGCGAGGGCAACAAGGCGAACCTCCAACAGAAGATCCATGACGCCGTGTTGGAGATGAGCAAGGGTGAATACAACCTCAGCCCCCAGAGCGAGGCCGATCTACTTCTCATCATGCGCAGCTACTACCTGCAGTACGGCGAGAATGATCCTGCGAACGTGGCGACGGAGATCTCTCAGCTCAACCAGCGTGTGGTCGCCTACTCTGCGAACCGCATCATGGTTGAGATCGTGGCCTACAAGCGATTCCGCAAGGACATCCTCGACTTCCCCGAGCCCATTGCTCGCCCTATGGATATGCACATATACGGCACGCGGACAGGTGAGCTGAAGAGCTTCTTCTAAGGAAACAATGATTCGCTCGGGCGATCGTGTATTCCTACATGAGAAGTCTCGATGGTACATCTGGGAGTCTTCGTGGGGCATGTATCGGCCTATCGACGGGTTACAGTGGGACGGAACAACCATGCGACTGGATGACCGAGCCTATTGCACCGACCCAACGGACTCGCACTACGGATACGGACACGAACGCATGTACACGGTCTGTTTCAACTTGACCCAAGAGTACTCGGATATCGAGAATGCAGTTCATGTACCCCATCTGACAATCGGCGCACAGGAATGGTTTCGTGACCGCCCAGTTGCACTTACGCCATGTGCTCCTCGCAGCGTGGACTCGTGGAGACGCATGAACCTCAAGCGACGCACCGTTCGAAGGCATCCGCGTAAGACATTTACGAAACGGAAGACGAAGTAAGACAATGCGAGTCAATTTTATTGGTAGTTTCGGCAAGAATACGGGCGTCTCGCAAGACGTCTCCATTCTTCACGGGTTAGTTGCCCATGTGGTAGGTAAGGACGCACAGATTCGGCACGTGTCTCATCGGTTTCCGCAGTGTGCGCAAGCCGAGGTGAACTTCTTCATTGAGGTTATCAACCCCGCTCTCTTTGCCTATGCCGGCAAGAACATCTGGATCCCCAATCCCGAGTGGACGTATCAGACGTGGGAGCCGTATGTCAAGATGGTCGATGAGATCTGGGTCAAGACACGGGAGGCCGAGGCGCTGTTCCTGAAGTTGACCCCCAACGTCAAGTATGTCTCATGGACGTCGATCGACAAGACGTACCCTGAGCTGGGTAGCAAGGACCGCACAAAGGGTATCGTTCCGGTTGGCAAGAACGTATGGCGCCACCCCAAGCCCATTCTTCAGGCATATTCTCGCATTCTGTTTCAGAACCCGGCCGCATTTGAGGCTCTCCCTCACTTGACAATCGTACATGTTCCGTCTGCCGTTCCGATTGGCGATATTCCTGAAGGCATCAAGTCTAAGATAACCGTACGTGGAGAGGTTATCCCCGACGAGGAGTACAAGACGCTTCTGCATACGTGTGGACTGGTTGTCTGCATGTCTGCGGCCGAGGGGTTTGGCCATGCTGTCAACGAGGCCATGTCTGCGGGGTGTGTTCCGATTCTCAGCCCCATTGAGCCGTTCCGTGAGCTGGCCAAGAATGCACTGTGGGTCTCGAACTCCAAGGTGATCCCCCATCCACAATGTCTGGGCGTTCTGGAGGATGTGGACGTGGACTCGCTAGCCGATGCATTAATTGCATATACCAAGCTGTCGGACGACGATATTCGTACTGTCACCATGGACTCTCGTGAGGCATATGAGGATCGTCACGAGGCATTTGTCAAGAACATGCTGGCTCGGCTGGACGAGACGTTTGCTGCCGTACAGACATATTCCCTTGAGGAACGCATGCCCAAGGAGGCAGATCTTCCGTCTGTCTCGATCATTACATTGACACGTGATCGCCGCAGCTTCATTCCGCTTGCCAAGTATGGGTTCCTGGCTCAAGCGTACCCGGAGCACTTAATTGAATGGGTGATCGTAGATGATGGCAAGGACCCGATTAAGGATATGGTGTCCGACCTGCCGAACGTGCAGTATGTATTGCTCGACACCCCGTTAACTATCGGAGCCAAGCGGAACTTGGCAGTGTCGAAGGCGAAGCATGACATTCTGGTCATGATGGACGACGATGACGTGTATCCGAACAATTCAGTGCTCGCACGTGTTGCCCACATGCTTGCTGAGCCGAAGAAGGAGTGCCTCTTCTCTACGGTACTGCCGTGCTACGAGATCCATGAGACCAAGTCTTTCATGAATGTTCCGCCGATTACGTTGGACATGTCGAAGCGTGTATCGGAGGCAACGCTATGTTTCACTCGGGCATTCTGGCAGGAGCGTGGATTCCCAGATCACCAGATTGCGGAAGGAGACGCATTCATTCACGGTCGTGAGCAAATGTGCCGGGAGTTCTCTCCCCAGGATGTGATTGTGAGTCTGTGCCACCGAAAGACCACGTCAAGCCGCAAGCCGCCAGCCGGCATGGAGACGAATGGGTCTCATTACGGCTTTTCAGATGAGCTGTTTACACTGATTTCGGAGATTGCACTGTGTATTGATTAGTCGGAATCTGTGCTCGACTCCGATGAGCTCGTAGAATGCTTCTTACAGCCCCGACGACGACGGCGCCGCCCTCCATTCGCAGCCGATCCCTGAGGCGGCGCACCAGACCCAGGACCACCGTCATTCGGGTATTCACCGACGCCCGAAAAGTTTCCACCACGAATCAGCTTCGCCTTTTTAGCGCGCACACGCAAGGTGGCCTTCTTGCCTGAACATTTCAGGCCGGCCTTCTTGAGTATGTGTTTGAGGGTTTTTGCAGTGTGTTTCATTTAGTAATTGCTCAGAAGAACTTGCGGAACAGGCCACGACTGCGGTGGCGGCGACTGCGGCGACGACCTCCTACCGGACCGGCTACCTCGGCGTTCCCGATCAGTACCGCACCTACTGCGCCGCCGCCGCTCACGAGGTGAGCCTTCTTGGCACGAGCACGCAGAGTAGCCTTCTTGCCCGAACACTTCAGGCCGGCCTTCTTCAGCATCTTCTTGAGGGTCTTAGCCTTGAGAGTGCGGCCGCCTCCCGACGGGCGGGGATAGGCACTAAGATCACCGGCGTTAACAGGATTTCCATCAAGACCAGCGCGCATGTTTCCAGACATTTGTATCTAGTTGAGGAAATCCTTATTTGTTGCTGGAATCCCAAACACCGCTCGCCTGTACGAGACCGGCCTGTTCGTTCGATCCCGACGAGTATCCACCGCGAAGCAGGTGGGCCGACTTGGCACGCTTCGTCAGCGTCGCCTTGCTACCCGAGCACTTAAGACCCGCCTTCTTCAGCATCTGCTTAAGATGCTTTGTCTTGACAGAGTGGTGGCGACGACCACCCAGGAGCATGTACGACTCCCCGACCAGGCCTGGACCCTCCATAGTCGCAAAGGACTGGTTTCCCTCACCGGCATACCCGCCACCCGCCTGTCCGACCGGGAGACTCTCCTCGGCCGAACCGAGAGAGCTGCTCGCCGCCGAGAACCCCCCACGAATCAGGTGCGCCGACTTGGCACGAGCACGCAGCGTCGACTTCTTGCCGGACGTCTTGAGTCCCGCCTTCTTCAGCATCCGCTTAAGAGTCTTGGATTTGAGGCCGTGCATTTACTTTTACCGCAGAAGAAATGTGTTGGGTGACTTAGTATCTATCGCCCCCCGATGAGGTGGGCCTCACGGGCACGAGCACGCAGCGTCGACTTCTTGCCGGACGTCTTGAGTCCCTTCGCCTTCAGCATGCGCTTGAGAGTCTTGGCCTTGACATGGAGACCCTTGGGGACACGCATCGTCTTGTGACGGTGGCGACGGGAGTGGCGACGACCGGCCTTGGGCGCCTCCTCCTTGCCCTCTTCGGCGGCCTCGCCCTGCTCACCCTGGTCCGCCTGGCCCTGGTCCGCCTGGCCCTGGTCCGCCTGGCCCTGCTCGACAGACTCTGTGGGCTCTGACCCATCTGGACACAGCAGTTTACCACCACGACGAGAGTGGCGACGGCGGCGACGACCCCCGGGCATATGAGTAAGAGGTGCAGGAGGCATTTTATTAAACACGCAATACAAAAACCTTACGCCGAGCAAGAAACGCAGGCCGACGGCTCCACAGTAAACTGCTGAGCCTTTGCCGCTGCCTTCGTCCGCAGGTAATAACACCCCGTCTTGAGACCCTGCTTCCACGCATAGAAGTGCATGCTCGACAGCTTCGAATAGGTGGGGTCGGCGACAAACAGGTTCAGAGACTGGGACTGGCAAATGAACGGAGCACGATCCCGAGCCATGTTAATGAGTGTCTTCATGGGAATCTCCCATGCCGTGCGGTAAAGCTCACGCAGCTCACCGGGCAGACCGATCATCGACTGAATCGATCCATTGTTAGCAATGATCTCTGTCCGCACCTCCGGCGTCCACATACCACGAGCCACGAGGTCCTCCACGAGATACTTGTTGATGACGATGAACTCTCCCGACAAGACACGGCGAGAATACAAATTCGAGGTGAAGGGCTCGAAGCACTCATTGTTACCAAGAATCTGGGAGGTGGATGCGGTGGGCATCGGTGCAATCAATAGCGAGTTGCGCATGCCACTCGAACACATCTTGGCGAGCGCATCCCAGTTCAGGTAGGTTGACTTGGGAGTCTCGCCCCACAGGTGGTACTGCATCTTACCCTGACTGACCGGAGAACCAGCAAAGGACGGATGCGCACGCTCTGCACTCGTCAGTGGGATACCCCTCCAATCATCCGTGGGACCCGCACCCGTCATGCTCGTCGTGGCGGCGGCGTAGTAAATGTTCTCGAAGATCTCCCGATTCAAGTCTGCGGCCTTTTGAGATGACCAGGGAATACGAAGCATGGCAAACACATCCGCAAGTCCCTGAACACCGATTCCGATGGGACGGTGCCGCAGGTTCGAGGTCCGACACTTCTCCGTGGGGTAGTACGTCTTGTCAACCACAATATCCAGGTTCCGAGCGAGAATGGCAGTATACATGCGAAGCGCCTCAAAATTGAAGCGATACTCCCCATCGGCGGCGAAGCTTCGCTGGACGAACTTGGGGAGAGCCAGAGACCCGAGGTTGCAGACCGCCGTCTCCTCGGGGGAGGTGAACTCGATGATCTCGGTGCAGAGATTGGAGGACTTGATGGTTCCGAGATGCTGCTGGTTAGACTTGGCATTACACGCATCCTTATACAGCAGATACGGCGTGCCAGTCTGAATCTGGGCATCGAGAATCATCTGCCACAGCTTCTTAGCCGGGATCTCTTTCACGGCAAGGTTCTTGCGCTCGTAGCTGCAGTATAACTCATTGAACTCCTCACCCCAGCAATCAGCCAGACCAGGGCACGTGTCGGGACTGAACAGAGACCACATCCCATCCTGCTCAACACGCTGCATGAACAGATCGCAGATCCACAGACCGTAGAAGAGGTCACGGGCACGCTCATCCTCATTACCTGTATTCAGCTTCAGACGCAGGAACTCCTCAATGTCGGCATGCCACGGCTCGAGATACACCGCAAAGGATCCGTTCCGCTTGCCACCCTGGTTCACATACTTGGCCGTATCATTGAACACCTTGAGCATCGGCGTCAGACCGGTGGACTTGCCATTTGTTCCCTTGATGTCTCCACCCCGAGCACGAATATTGTGAACGGACAGCCCCACACCACCCGCCCACTTGGAAATCTGCGCACACTCTGCGAGCGTATTGTAGATACCCTTGATCGAGTCATCCTCCATGTGAACCAGAAAGCACGACGACAACTGGGCGTGCGTCGTTCCCGAGTTGAACAACGTAGGCGTTGCGTGAATGAAAAAACCCTGAGATAGGGCATCGTACGTCTCAAGAACCTTAATGAGATTGCTTCCATGCAACTGAACTGCCACACGCATCCACATGTGCTGAGGGCGCTCACACGGCTTCCCATTGCGAGTCCGGAGAAGATAGCCATTCTCGAGCGTCTTGAAGCCAAAATACTCGAATGTGAAATCACGAGTGTAGACGCATGCGGCATCCAGTACGACTCGGTTCTGGGCCACGTCCCACACAAAGGAGTCGGACAGAATACCATCGTTCGCAAGAGCATCTACGCACGTGGAAAATAGAGAAGGCGTCTTCTTCTGGTGGTTGTCAATCACAAGGCGAGCGGCCAGCTTACCGTAATTAGGGTGGAAACGGGCCTGCATCATCGCACAGACCTCAGCTGCAAACTCGTCCAGATCGGATGTCTTGATTCCATCCTGAATCTGAGTACACACCTTCTGTGCAACCAAATCAGGGTTGACGTGCTCGAGTCCGTCAGCGAGTTTCTGAATCCGAGACAGGACCTCGTTGAAGGAAACCGGAACACGAGTGCCGTTACGCTTTGTTACGTAAATGTGGTCTGACATCCTAACTGCTGTATCCTCCATCCTTACCTGTAAGCGGACAAAAATATGGTTTGTTTTGTCACGAAGGTCTGTCTCTCGCACTTTAGAAGCGGGCGCCGATATCGAAGAGTGCGCCATTGTGCTCACCAGACGGGAGCGCATAGCTCTGACTGTCCACAGACTGAGCCTCCCAGTAATCATGCATCTGGGCAGCCTCGTAGTTGAGCTCCTCATCACTCTTGACCCGCTTGACACGGATCTTGCGACGGACGGTGGTCCATCCCTTGGAGTCATCCTCCATGAATGGCTCGCAGATAGCCGGGTACTCATCAAGGCCATTGGGCATCCTGGCAAAGTATGCCGGATTAGAGCGGCACTGCTCAAGCAGGTGGGTGTAGTCGCCACGCAGGCGGATGTTGCGGGCCCGCATCTCGGGGTACATGGAGTCGGAGATCGGGTAGCGGGCGGCGGCGAGCATGATGAAGTTGGTAGAAGAAGACATTTTGGCTGGCTGCTTTGTCTATAACCGTTAGAGTGTGGAATCCGTTTTCAGACGGACCGTGATATGCATGGCCTCTAGCTCACGAGTATACAGAAACATTGCATACGGCATCTCTAATTTGTCTCGGCTTGTGTCCAGAGTCTGCGATTCCTTGTCGTACAGCACTTCCGTCTTGTCCGATCGTTCCATGAAGCTTTCCACTGTAAACTTCGACATGCCGTGGGCCAGGAGCGCATCACGTTCCATTTCTCCGATACGCATGCCACCCTCGTCTGATCGTCCTTCTAGAGGCTGGTGTGTCATGGCCTTGCGAGGGCCAGTTGCACGATAGTTGATCTTGTCCTCTACCATGTGCTTCATGCGCTGGTAGTAGGTCGGTCCCATGAAGACATCAACCTCCATCTGTTCTCCCGTCATTCCATTGTACAGGACCTCTGTGCCAAACGGTTCAAATCCCTGGGATGTCAGAATTGTCTTCAGCGTCTTGACTCGCTCAGTTGTCGTGCAGGGGGTTGCATCAATGAATGCGCCCTGTTTCAGCGCCAAGCGGCTATACGAGCTTTCTAACCACTGACCAATTGTCATACGGGTTGGCATGGCGTGCGGGTTGAAGATAATGTCAGGGCGAAGACCACGTGCGGTAAAGGGCATGTCCTCTTCGGGGAGGATCATGCCCACAGTGCCCTTCTGCGAGTGACGGCTTCCCATCTTGTCGCCCAGCACGGGATACCGCTCTTCGGATATACGGATCTTGATGCCCCGCAGTCCTTCGGGTGTCGAGAAGCGATAGACTGCATCTACACGTCCACGCTGATCCCGCTTCGGGGTCATGGAGATATCGTGATAGCCTTTCACATGTCCTGTCATGTCGACGACGGGGCTTACCATTCCAACTAACACAGTCGTTCCGGTCACAACCGTGCCAACCTTGACAAGTCCATCCCCATCAAGCTGGTCGTAGTCCATGCCCTCCTTTCGCTTCACAGTCTCACGATATGCCGCACTCGTCAGAGGGTTTACGATATCCGTATGCAGCTGGGTCGCAGGATCGATCATTTCCTCCGTGATCTTGTAGCTGTGGAAGTACACGGTTTGAAACATGCCTCGCTTCATGGAGGATCCGTTCATCATGACCGAGTCTTCCTGGTTGTAGCCTCCGTATGTTGTGATGGCTACCATTGCATTCTCTCCGTATGGCATACAGCCACCAGGCCCCATCATCTCACGGTACATCCACGTGTGTGCTAACGGCTTTTGGGGCGTAACACACATCAGCGAAATCGTATCGAACCGTTTCGTGTAGTTGGTGTGGTACCACGAGGCTGTCTGTTTCGTCTGTGCAATTGCAAATGCGTTACGAGTGCCCGGGTTGTGATCGGAGAATGGAGTCAGGTTCGTCAGCGCAGACAGGTTGAATGACATGTGTATCTCCGAACGAAGGGTCGGGTGAAACGGTGTTAACGACAGTCGAGAACAATCGGATTCGAGAGCATCGATGTAGTCAAGGTTCTTTGCAATATCTGTCCACGTCTTGGTTGCTCGCATTCCGTCGATGGTTGTACCTTCACGATAGACGGGCCGGATAGGGCGGCCAGAATCGCAGGAGATACGCAGCATGTTGTTGACGCCGCTCCAACCAATTGAAACGGAACGATCCAACACGCCAGACCGCCGAGCATCAACGAGCATGGCAACCAATGTACGAGCATTCCCTGTGCATGCACCCACCAGATCTGAATTGAGAAAAACAGGCGTCCAGCGGGGATCCCATGAGGTCGGATGGATGTCGGCCAGCGGTCGAATCAGCTTGGACACGGTCAGAAGTTCACGAACCTTGCTGGATGGAAACGCAGTTGAGATCTGTGCCATTACAGTCAGGGATTTGATGTACCCAATGTTGCGCCCGTCGGGGGAGTCCACGGGGCACATCAGACCTATCTGCGATCCGTGATACCGACGGGGTTCCGGCTTGTTCGATGTGCGGTCCATCGCCAGATTCGTACGACGAAGATGGGATATGACACCCACATATGACGTACGACTCAGCTCCTGCGCAATGCCATCCCGTCCTCCCCACGCACCCTTGAACGACTTCAGGAATTCATTCATCATGCGATACGGACGCCAATAGAACCCAAGTGTTTCGGGTTGGAACACGTTCACCAAGTTTGCCCCTGCATATGACTGGCGCTCGAACTGGTTGACCTTCTTGTCGAGTTCCAGTAACATGTTCTTGGACGACTCACGGAAGATACGCCGAAATTCACCGAAGCACAGATCACCTGACGTTTCTAACCGTTTGAATTGGAAGTGATCACGGTCAGATGGGGGTTTGATTTCGAGGATCACATCCATTGCGCTTCGTAACATCAGTCCCAAGTGATACGCCTTGCGGCGGAAGAGCCCTCCAGTGTCGCCCGATCCTTCGACGTGAGGGAACATCATCTCGTGAAGAATGCGAACAACTTCTACACGGCTGCGAGAATGTGTCTGCTTCTTCAGAACATTCATGTCAGTGTCATTGGTACGCTGGAGGAAGGCGTCGTGGCTCATGATCAACGTGGCAATCAGATCGTCGTACACATTACGCTGCGATTCAACTACATCAAACAGTGTCGTCTCGTAGATATCACGGTCTGAAGCACACCCCAGTGCCCGAAATACACTGATAAGCGGCACGGGCTGTCCAAACCCCGGCAATGTGATGGACGGCACACGGTTGTGCTGTCCGAAATTCGGGGGGCCACCGCCTGTTTTGGGATTTTCATCATAGGGATTCTTGTCGGGGATCACCAAGAAATGAGAATACGGTCCACGACTCGCATCCTCGGATACAGAGCGAATGCCCGTATAGTATTCCTTCGAGGACTCAAATTTGGCACCACCTGCAAAGTCGATCGCACCTGCCTTTTCACGGAGAGTGCCAAGCTGTTCCGACGGCGGCGGCTGGGCCCTCTTTCCAGAATACATCATGTTGTTGCCGAGCTTCTCTTGGGTCAGAAGCACCTTCTCGGCCCCGTCGATAATAAAGTACCCTCCCAGTTCGAATTTACATTCGCCCACTTCGAACCCATCCACACCGGTCAGGTAACACAAACGACTGCGCAACATCAGAGGGATCTTGCCGATCAGCACGTCCTTGAACTCACGTACAACCGTCGGATGCCCGGGCATGACATACTCAATCTCGAAATCCGCTGTCAGGCTAACTGAATAGGTCATGTCATCAAGGCGACATCCGTGAGGGAGGATTGCGTTTCCCAATTCGTCCGTCGGGCTTGTCCATTTCATTCTGCTTGCATCACGGCCACCGATGAAGACACGAATGTATCGCCCTTCGGGAAGTTCGAGTTCATGCGGATTCGATGCCTTCATGAATAACGGGATGCGTGTCTCTAGCATGGCGTTATAGGAGTCTACATGGTGCTGGACCATCGGGAACGAAGTGTCTCGAAAGAGACTTCGCAGAACGTGCTGAGGGACGTCCATTGTCCTTTCACAAGCATTTTCTCGTCTTACTTGAAACTCATGTATGTGGAGTGAAACCCAACGCCCTCTCGTACTCGAGGAAGTGGTTGGACACACGGAAGTAAAAAGTCGGTTGCGGTCGTATCTAACAACAAAACCACATTCAAGTGTGATTCTGCTTCACGGGCCACCGGGTATCGGCAAGACCACAATGGCCCTTGCATCGATACGGAGTTCGGGGATGGAGCCGTTGGAGATCAATGCAACTCAAACAATGCGGAGTCATGAGGATGTATCTCGCCTCGTGTCTAGCTATCGCAACAACAGGAGCATCTCCTCCTTGTTGCGGGGCGATACAAAGACATCCTGTTTGCTGCTGGATGAGATTGACGGGTCGGATTCTCATGCACAGCGCAAATTAGTTGAGTGGATTTCGTCGACTGATCGCACGTTGCCGATTCTACTGACATGCAACGAGGTGCCTCGAATTTTTAAGACATCGGAAAAAATTGAAGTCCTTCGTTGTTTCCCTCCCAAGCCCTCGGATTTGATTCCCCTCTTTCCAGGCCGAGACATTGCCACATTGGCAAAGACCTGTCAACACGATGTTCGGCGCATGTTCCAGCAGCTCCAGTATGGGGAATCAGACGTGCTGCCTGCACCTGCACCCCTAACCAAATTTAGTCACGAGCTGAACGAGATCCTTAGACAGAAGGTGTGGGTCCAAGAGGATCCACTGCTCGCTGCACTCGCACGTCATCTCGGCACACGGGGCACCGTGAACTCGTCCCAAGCCACTGCGTGATGCATGCTCGGTGGAAAACATGGCTGCAGTTCCGAAGGCGTGTACCGACGGAGACTGTGTCCTGACACACTGCGCAGTTTGCATCGACAACGTCTACATTGTGCTCGAATGCCACAAGAAGCTGAGTGTTCGTCGGGACGACGGGTACATCGTCAAAGTTTCCGCTAGGCACCTGCCACTCGGTTCCACCCAATGGAATGTTTACAACAAACCGCTGGGGCTCAATGGGCTCGAGGATGGCTCGCATAAGCATGAGAACATCGTGTGTCATACGGGCCCGGTTTCCGATGACACGTCCACGCATGGGCTCTGGGAGTGCGACAGCTAGACGAAAAAAGATCGTGTCGGCTTCGAGTAGGTCTCGAACGACGGAGATGACGGCAAGCGAAGTGGTTGCCATTGGGTTGCTATACCTGTTTGCTCGAAAGCTACTTTCCCAAACAGTAGAAGATGTAGTCTGGCTCATACGGATACGGGTCTTCGATTGCCTTCAGGTACTCGGCATGGTTGAGGTACTGTGAAGGCGTTCCCATCCGGATCACATGAACCCGTCTCCAGGCTTCAAAGACAGCGTCGAACACAAGTGATGACGTCATTAGGTAGCAATACTCAAGGTGAAGCTTGCGCTGCTCAACAACAGAGTCGAGCTCTCCCTCGTTAGTGACTTCGATCTCAGGTCTTGGTGTCATTTCGGCTGCCATTCATATTGTTTACTTGGCGGTTTCCGTTTTCTTGAAGAACCCGTGAATGGTTGGCTGCTTCGTGAAGATAACACTCTTCAAGAATACGAGGGAATCAACCTGTGCCTCCTTGAGTTTCAGCACTGCACGTGTTGCTTCCTCGTCGAGATCGTCCATGCTCAGATCCGGTTGTTTCTGACGGATCGCCTCTCGGTTTCTGACATACAGGTTTGCATACGACGGAGATGGCTCATGATATCCATCGAGCTGCTCCACACAGAGAGCGAATAACTGGAGAAGCGGACTCTGAACTTGGTTTGTGATGTAGAACTTGATATCCGGTGCAAGGGAATGCAGTCGAACATAATCCACGTGCTCGATGCGATCGCCCTGCTTTGCATTGTTGCTTCGCTCCTTGACGAAGATATACCGGACACGATCTCCAACCTGTGGGGCAGTTCCGGGATCTCGGGCAATCATGCGGTCTGCTAGCATCCGGTGGGGCATTTCAACCTTATAGTTATCGCTCAGCGCCTTGGTCATGATATACTTGTCAAGTGGAATCTTGTTGTCCACCATATCCTTGAGCATCTTGTTTACGAACTCTCGGGCACCACTAACGGTTCCGCCTCCCAGCAGGATATCAAGTGCTCCACCGTACACATCCTTTACAATCGGTGCACTGTCTCGACGCTTCAGTGCAATTCCCATCGACATGCGCTTTGCCCTTGCGGGGTTCGGGTCCTCCTCGTACTTCATACCGACGTAGCGCTTGCGACAGAACAGAATGAATGGATAGAAGGTCTTCTCGTATGCGATCTTGTACGGCCGGCGACACTGCTCCGTGATTCGCTTTCCCGCCTTGATACCCAGATCGATGGAGGTTGCAAGGTCTTTGGTGGGGAACTTGATGAAGATAGAGTCTGTGTCTCCGTAGATAACCTCTCCGTTGAACTCGGACTCCACGATGTGTTTTGCGAGGAACAAGGCCTTTCGTCCAGCGGCGGTGGTGCAGGCGGCAACGCACATCTTTCGGATGGGAGACGTACGACTACCAGTCTGCCCATACACGCTGTTGGCGACGACCTTGTAAGCAAGCTGAAGACCATTATAGACAGAGCGAGCAGCATCATCATATTTAGGATCTTCCATCATTTGTTTGTATTCCTTTCGTTTTGCCAGCAGAATCTCGAGGGTCTTGGGCAGAACGCCCGTGAGCATCTCATTGTCCTTCTGAGGTTGGACGTAGGTGCAGACCGTCTTGCCACCCGTCTCCTTGTTGTCATACTCGACCTCATCCAGTACGTACCCGGCTGCCTTCAGCTTCTGCATGGCCAGATACGTCATACCTTCGCACTTGTCGTCGACCTGCTTATCGTCGACATCGAAGACACGCAGGCTCACCAGCGTATCCGGTGAGATATTGTACGCAATCATGTTGGTCGGGTACAGCGAATTGAAATCCAGAACAGAGACCGGCTGGTCGAGGTACATTCCGATCTTCGGGCTAATCACCACCGCACCCTCGTAGCCAGCCTCGTCGGTATTGAAGCGCTTCGTCTCAATAATCTGGTTCCGCTGAGCTGCATAATACACGACAGCCGAGAAGATCTTGATCCCCTGTCCACGGATCAGCACGAACTGCATGGGGACCTTGCATACATCCGCCATACCACGTGCATTGATGATCGTATCCAGCTTACCCATCAATGTCAGGACCAGATCACAGTCCTGAATACAGTAGCGAGCAATACGTGCTCGACCTGCCGAGCCGCCCTCACGGTGGAGACGAAACAACTCGTGCGGTTCTACGTCGTCCTTGGAAAGAGTCCACTCCAGATGCGCTCGATCCTTGCCGGAGAGTTCAGTAAACAGGGAGTCTCCGCCACTGATGGTGAAGGTGCTGCTGCTAACCGCTGCAATACAGAACTTTTCCCCGTCTCGATAGGGGTCTGTTGTGTTTCCGACCAAATCAAAGCGCACGTAATTACCAACCCGTAGCCCACGAGTACTCTTTGTTGCAACGACATTGTCTTTATAGGACAGAACCTTGTCTCGGAGAAATACGCTTGCCACATTGTCTAGCTTGAACGAGTCCAGTGAGTGCTCACGCCGCATGTTCAACAGGAGGTCAATGCAGAGGCGGCCCCGCATAGCAATCATGCGGAGATCGTACTTGCCCGACGCCAGCTCGAACCGCTTCGTGTCCGAGAACTTGGTCGAGTACTCTCCGCTCTGACTACGGGCCTTTGCCGGCGGCGCACGAGAGAAGTTGACGTCATCTACGATGCCCAATTTCCTACACCGGTCCTCGATATAAGCGTCATCAAAACCGAATGTATTGTAGCCAGCCATAATGTCCGGGTTCTCTCGGCGCACATTCGCTACAAACTTCAAGAGCATGTCCGCTTCTGTCTTGCACTCGATGAACTCGGTATCGGGTTCAGTAGACGGATCGCAGCTGCCCAATACAAAGACCTTCTTGGACATTGGCGTCATCAAATCGTCGGACCAACGGTAGGACACTCCGATTTGGACGATCGGATCCTTGGCTGCCATGGGGAAGTTGTTGCCCTGAAGAGGACACATCTCCAAATCATAACAGGCCACCTTCATGGAAATATTCCCGGTTGCAGGCTTGACGCTCACCCAGTCGCATGTGTAGAAGACATCCACATTGTACAATGGCTCCTCTGAGTCCGGATCGACCGGGACGTCAGATTCGTCGCCCACAAACTGAATGGGTGAACCAGGTCCGAGATGCCGATCATGCAACAGTCGAATGAATGGAGGAAGGTTAGATTCGTAGAATGCATGCTTCTTCCCTGTAGTCAGATCACGGATCTTCGTATGAAACTCGGACAGTGTTCTGCATGTCACCTTCCACACCTCCTTCGTCTTCAGGCAGTCGAATCCGGCCATCGCATCATACTTGGAGACCTTCGTTGCAGAACCGGGGTCTGGACCCGAAACGTAGAAATACGGCTTGAACCCAGTGATTCGCACGCATGCGACAGACTTGTCACGCAGGCGTCCAAAGACATCGACGACGTATTGCCCCCTGTTGTCATGTTCGTGCCAATCGGATGGCTGCATTTTGCTTTCCGTCCGTCCTATATAGTTGCTGTCCGTTTTCCATGAAACTTTCTGGGTTTGATGATAAGAGTATGTCATCGAACACAGTTGACTGGTTTTTTGCCAATACACGTGGGAGCGTGGACCAGTCCCACGTAATGGAACACAACTTTGCCAATGAGTCTGCGATGGGCCGACAGACGTCGTTCTTCGGAGGCGGTGACTGCACCGGTGCGTTGAGCCCCGCTGCTGCCATGTCTGACCAGCCGGGCATGATTGCTCGTGGCGGGTACGGTCTGGGTGACGGATGCACCATTGATACAAATACCGATCTCCGTTGGGGTGATGCAGAAGGACTGCGTGTCAAGGGCCCGAAGCAGCTGTGGATTCGCCCCTTCCCGACCACGCCGAATCTGGGACGTGGCCGCCAGTCGGACACGGTAGGGGACGAGTCAAGCTTGATCCACGCCCAGCTCCAGCGAGCGAAGAAGGAGGCGTCGACCATCATGGACAAGACCATTCCGAACTACTACCAACCGCTCATACCCACCAAGCAGTCGGAGCACTCGAATCCCAGTAACTGGATCCAATCATGGACCTGGGGCGGTGATTCCTCACGCTTAGTTAAGAAAACTCGAGTCGGTGAGTCTACATAATGCGAGTCCTCTTCTTTGCTAATCGAATGCCTGATTTATGTGGAGCGTTTCTCCACGACATTGATCTAGCCACTGAACTTCAGAAGCGTGGGCATACGACCATGTTTCTGACGATTGAAAAACCAAAGGAAGGCGTTAACGGCGGAATATGGGAGGGCTTTAGGTTCATGCATTTTTCCGCAGGTTCGTCGTTCCTGGATACAAGTGATCTGTGGATATGCCCGCACTCGCCCTGTCTACCCTATGTACGGAGAGTCAACTCTCGTGGATACAATCGTCCAATTGCCGTCACTGCGCATTTCGATGGACGGTACAATGTCCTCACGGATCTGGTCTCAACGAGGTGGGTTGAAATGTTCCTTTTCATCAATCATACGATGGAAGGGCATTTTCACAAGCATGTGAATCCATTTCCTTCCAGCATTGTACGTACGGGCGTCGTTCGTCCGCTTATGCAGGAGAACAAGATACGTATGGACACACTGCCCGACGGGGATGCAATTACACTGGTAAATGCGAATGTGAACAAGGGGGTTCATCAGTTTATCGAACTCGCAAAGCGGATGCCCTTGCGGAAGTTTCTCGGTGTCCGTCCCTACTACGGGGAGCTTTGGTTGCCCCCGGCTCCGTCGAACATTGAATGGATTCCGTTTGACAATGATATTCGCAACATTCTGAGCCGCACACGCATCCTCCTGTTCCCCTCCTACTATGAGAGCTTTGGTCGGATTGCTGTTGAAGCAATGTATAACGGTATTCCTGTCATCTATTCTACGCCCGCAACTGAAAATGTGGGCATTGTCGGTAGCACGGAGGGTGTTGAGGAATGGATCAAACCTGCCGGGATTGGCTGCCGGCGAGATGCTGCGGATGAGTGGATAGCGGCTATCGAGGCGCTCGACAACACCGATACGTATGCGGCCAAACGGACAGAGGTGATCCAACATGTCAAGTCAATGGACATTTTTTCAGAAGCGAATCGGATTGCCAATATGATGGAGGGTTTCCAAAAAGAACATCCTATTGCGGCTGAGCGGACGTCATCTCAGACTCCGGCAGTGGTTCAGGCTGAACAGGGGACACTGCCTGTACTGCGGCCCCCGCCAGCGACTGCCCGGATCGGATTTTCGAGTGGGCGGCTGAGGCTACAGCGGTGAGCTTGTCCATGAGCGCCCGACCCGTGGCACAGATCTGCTGCTGCTCGGCGGTCATACCCCGATCGATCTCACGAGGGGCGGGAATATGCCTACTGCCTGACACAACCGGTACCTGGAGTAACTCGTCAAGGGCATGGTAGATATTTTCATTATGCTTCGTAAGTGCCTCCGCTGCGACCTGCGATGTACAGCCGATAAGAGACACGATTGTTTCGACATTGGCATTCATCTTTTCTTGATTCAAGTGTAAGTACGTGAAGATGCGTTTTATCGAAGCGCTCTGCCCCCCGGCTCTGCTATACCTAATCTTCTTAGTCGTCCAGCTGGGACTCGACCTCGCATTGGGAATGTGGGTAACGGCTGCGATCAAGACAGTCCTGGGCCTGGCTGTCGTCAAGGTACTCGACACCTTCTGCGGCATTGGTCTGACGCCGGTCTCGTGGTTCATTGTCGCTACACCTTTCGTGATTACGGCCCTCGCAACGGCGGTGGCAATGGGAACCAATTTCGATGAGAATGTTTTTGTGTATTTCCAGCCCAGTGACACCAAGGAGACGTTCGTAAGCGGGTCATCGAGCATGCGGCAGCCGAATCCCCCCGGAGCAGGTGAGCCCCCTGAGCCCGGTATCACCCCCGCTACCCAGTCGTGGACAGAGGGTGCTATGGGCAACAAGTGGGGAACCGAGTACGATCCCAAATGGGCACGGGATGCATCGAACCCGAGCGGCGAGGTTCTGACAGCAAACCACAAGTCGATTCAGATCGGTTTCCTCAACACTCTCTAAAAACGAATCCGATTCCGCCGACCGAGATCAGTTCATTCAAAATGTGCATCTCTCGTATTCTCATCGCTCTTGACCGCTACCTCTCCAGCTACCGTACTGACCGTGGTGTCATCTCCCGGAAGTATCTTCTGGGTGAGTATGAGGAGTTTGACGAGTCCATGACCCACGTTCCCGAGGACTGCATCTACGTAGAGGAGTGGGTCAAGGGAAAGGAGACCCGTCGCCGAATTATCTACGAGCTTGAGGAGATCACGCCATATGTTGGCAATCCGTTCGACACGTTTCGGCTGCCGTGGACGTGGATTGGAGATGTCTCGACTGACGTGGATATCACAGATGCCGTCAGCAAGTATCTCATGCCCGGCAATGAGATCAGGCTTGATCTCCTTCTACTCTTCCTTCGCCCACATGACAAGATGGAGATTCGCTACGTCCATCCGGCGTCGGGAGACGAGTTCTTGTTTCCCAATAGTGGAGTAAGCATCGGTTCGTATGGACCTTCCTAAGAATCCATTCAAGGTTGCGGATCGATTCATAGCCATCCGTGACATCTGCCTTCCGCCGACGTGGACCTCCCAAATGCAGCGACTCAGCGACATGATTGTCATGCCGCTGATCACGCTGTGTCTTTTTTTTACGGGTAGTAGTGATATCTTCGTGTTACTGTCGACGGCGGCGACTACGTACCGAGTATGGGCTGAATGGGTCGAATATACTGAACTTCGATTTGTTATGCAGAGAATGCGCATGCGAATGGCACAGGTGAAAGGGCCGTTTATCGTGACAAACAATCCCAAGTACATGCCTTATGTGTGGGCCGATGCAGTGGTTCGTCACGCAGTGCCCGGGGAACCGGTGTAGACCGCCTCACGGCCAGCAATGCTCCAGTTCGTCCCACCGATCGGTCCGCTAAATCCAGAGACGATGCGGCTGCCAGCATCACCTCCGGCGCCCGTACCACCGCCGCCACGCATACGATGACGACGGGAACGGCGTGTCTTGCGGCTACGACGGGAACGGCGACGGCCACCACCCTGCCCCGCAGCCGCACCCGTGTTCGTCACGGATGTAGCTCCAGAGACAATCTCTCCCCTGAACTCCATACCTGCAGGCTGACCACCCTGTCCAAGCACGGCACCAGACGCACTCGCAAACATGCCACCACGGCGGGTGCGGTGACGACGGTGCTTCTTACTACGCCGGCGACCGCCGGAAGAACAACCATGTTGCTTAGCCATTTACTTCACTACACGAAAAGACTCCAATGCTGCCGGGCAGGTCGTCATAATACTCATACCCACGAACCAGCGTCCCCGCAGGCGCATCCGTGAGTGTGAACAATGCCGTCAAATCAGGCTGATGAAACAACCGCAAGGCCTCCGCAATCCACTCTTGACGCTGAGCCCATGTCGCCAATGGGTGCACGATTGTACCGTTGAGTGCCCATACATCGCACACAACAAAGACATCCTTTGATAGCCTAACTGTGCGAAAAATTGTATCGCAACACATGCGCTCGTCCATGACGATCGTCAGTTCCTCCTGATGTCCACCCTTCTCATCAATGCTGATCGCAACGGTCTCACTCGAGGGTTTTTGGGTCAACAGCAACCAACCAGGCAGGCCGTTCAGCTGCGGCGCCCGATGGCTTCCCGCCTTCGGATCGCCCTTCCTCACGAGGGGCTTCCATGGGTACAGGCGGCGCATACGTTGGTACATTCACTTCCTGGTTAAGATGAGGAGGTTCCGTGAAAGGCGGAGGGGGTGGTGGGGCTGCAACAGGCTCGGCGAAACGAACTTGGGGAACAGGCGCCATGGGCGGGTACAGCCATCGCACTACACCAAATACAGATACATGAATGAGGATCAGCATGATGAGGGAAGAGATTGCAGTCACAAGGATGTCGTACGGATCCATTTGCTTTGTTCCCGCCTTTTCTTACGATGAAATCCTACGCAACTCCTCAAAGTACTGCGTCGTTGTCGGCGTCTCCTCCTTCCATCTGCGTGGGTTCTGCGAATACTCTGTCACTGTTGCATATTCAACACTGTAGGATCGGGACACGACACCGCCGGGAAAGGGTCTCTCGTAGAGGAGTATCGACGACTCCGACTGAAAAACTTGGTAAAGTTTCGCATGAGTGTTAATTCGACCATTGCCCGTATAGAGAAATCGTGTTTCATACGTCGTTCCTGGTTGAGCCGCCCACGCAGGCGGGTCCAAGGTTATCTTAAGCTCCATTCTCGACTGTATTCTTGAAGACGAGATCCTCTAAGCGGGATGCGTCAGCGAGGATATCCGACATCTTACGGGCGGCCAGGTTCAGGTTAGCCTCGATATCCGCCCACGCCTCGAGATCGTTACTGTACACCGTGGTGCGAGTGGGGTGCTTCGGAAACTTCTCGATCAGCTCGGAGTCCGTTGCGTCGAGCATCCGCATGTACACCCGCAGCTGGATGATATCGTAGGCCGGAACCTCGGGAAAGAACCTCGTCCGATCCTTCGAGTCTACCACACGCTTCTGATCGGCAACATATCCATCCGTGCGTCCAACCAGCGTGAAGAACTCCGTCTCCATCCGTAGCATACGAGTGTTACGCTCCGTCAGAACCACCTTGCGATCCGCCTCATACGTGTTCAGAATCTTGTCCTCATTGTTGAGGCCACGCTTCTTCGACACCTCTCCACGTGCATCTGCCAGCAGCTGTGTGGCCATTTCAGATGACATGTTCGGCGTGCTGTCAATAACCTTCTGACATGCAGCCTCCACCTTGTTCAACGTTTGTTCGACAGTTGGAATTGCAGCAACAGTGTCGGCTGCCATCTTCTTGGTAACCGCCGCCTTCTCCACCTCGGAGCGAGCTGCATCCTTCTCCTCATGTGACACCTCAATGCCGGCGGCAACCTTTAGGTCGAGGGCATGGCTCTTGGCCTCGGCGTCCCAGAGAACCTGTGTCGCAAGAACCTCATTTGCAACCGCATCATCTGCGGTCTTACAATCATCCAGTGCCGCAAACACGCTCTTCTGAATGTCTCGGTCCTTCAGGAACGCACCCTTGAAATTCTTGGACGGCTTGCGGTTGTGGGCATGCTCAATTGCCTCAATGATCTCGGCGGCCTTCTTGTCCTTCTTGAATACCTCGTACATGGTCTGGTCGATGGTCTGGAACGGGAACTTCTTGCCGATGACGCCAGCGACTTGGGTTGCGGAGAAGCAAGGACGGAACATTTTTGAATGGACTCTGTGTATACTCGCACGCTTCCGTTTTCAGGCGAAGCTCCGCTGCATCTTTACGATGGCGTCGATCCAGCCCGGCATTCCATTGAGAACGTTTGAAACCTGGAGCGTCGGTGTACAGGGTGTGCTGTCGAGCTGTCCCTCACAGAGGAGTGTGGTGGCGGCGATCAGCAGCGATCGCTTTCCCTTATCGCTCGGAGACCAGCGCAGGGAATGAATGCGATACAATACGTCAATGTATTCACGTGTTGCGGGCGGCGCATTCTTGCGGAGCGCCTCCCAGAAGATCCAGACGGGATGCGTGCTATCGCCTCCCGACACAAATTCATCGGTTCGAGGAGCGAATAGCAGGTTTGTCTTTGTCTGCTTCTTATGCTCTCGGCAAAAGGTGAAGACCCATGACATCCAATACATTGCCCGGGTCAGGTCTCGTACATCTGATCGAATACAGTAACAGAACTCGTTCATCGGCACTGCCACGGGCATGGGGTCAGTTGGCTTCAGCACCTGCATTCCATACAGACGAGAGGGTGATTTCAGACTCTCTTGAATTGTCACGGGATCAAAGTCGTGCGCAGGCTTCAGAGTGGGAAGTGTTGTCAGTTTGTTCTTGCGACACAATGCCAGGGTAGCGGCTACTTCGCAGACCATCTTGCGGACATCCGGGTGATTACGAATACGTGTCATGTTTCGAATGTCGTAGCTGTTCTCAATAGGGGCATATGCCTCGTACGATTTGGCTAGATACAGAAACACATTGGGCTGGGCTCGGTTGATATGAAGGGCCGCAGCTTCAAACAGTGAATCCCATAGACTATGCACAAGACCAGAGCAGAGCAATTCAAGCGTCCAATAACATGCATAATCTGCATGTCCCAGCTGGATCGTCTGAATCAACACTTTCCGCACGTGCGCACGTGGATGGCCACAGAAGGTTGTTTTTTGGAAGTCTGTTACGGGGCGTGGATCTACGACCTCCATTACCAGATCTAGTCCTTTTTTGCCGGTGTTACTGACGCAGTCGTGTGAACGAGTTAAAGAACTCCGCCGTTTCTGGTGTAGCCGGTGCCCGAGCAGGAGCTCCCTGCGAGGTAGTTGTCGGCATCTTGACCCCACCCATCGCCTTGCTCCCCACTGCAAAGATCGCAAACAACAGTGCAAGGACAATTGCAATGTTCAGACCCATCGATAGCCACTTACCATAGTCTACGGCCTGTTCACGCTTACGTTTGTTCAGGTTGATCTGATTACGAATATCATTCACCTGCTTGTCGAACGTACCGACCGAATACTCCATGTCATCCTTTATGGTGAAGAGGTTGTCCTTGACGCTATTGATAAGGTCAAGTGTACTCTGCTGCTGTGACGCCTGGTTGCTCAGAAACTGGTACTCGGAAAGGAAGTGGTCGGTTGTCTTTCTCGCATCTGCCGTCGCAACCTTGTCGAGTTGATACGAGACACTATCCGGATCACCCGTGAGTGCCATGTACTCAGCCTTGGCCGAAGCCGTTGCGTCGCCAGGTGCCGCATTCTGAAGTTTCAGAGCGGCTGCAGCAACCTGTTTATCGTGGTTGACGGCGGCAAGTGCTGTCACCAACTCCGCCCCAAACCGGTCGGCTTCGGCTCTGTAGCGCATACCAGCATCCGAACTGGCATTCAAATCAGCAATTTTGAAAAGACTGTCATCTCCAAGCGGTCGCATCACGGCGGTTTGGGGAACGAGATGAATCGTTACATCGGGATCACTCTTGTTGACACATCGTTGGGCTCCCTCAATCATTCGGAGCTCAAAGCCATCGGGGCAAGACATGACACATGAGAGCGGTGCCGCCCCATGTGTTGTCTCGGCCGGACACTTGAATTGCTGATTACCCATTATATACTGGAAAGATAGATTGCTATCGAGAACCCAACACAAAGCGTGAAGAACGCAATGCCATGCACGACAGATGCCGGTAACACCAGATATTCAAGCAATGCAATGACAACGAAAAACAGACAGATCTGAATGGTCCGCACGTCTTTTGCCAGTAGATTCTTGATGCTAAGCTTGGCGTTCATGATGTCCTCTGTCGGCTGAGTCGGAGGCCGGAACGGGCGAAGTTCGACAACTGCCTCTGCATACGCACCCGCAACGCCATTGGAGGACGCACCGGAGTCACGGGGAGTAACTGCTTGTGCACTCTTTGCCGCCGCCGCCTCCAAATCTTCCTGAACCTTCTTCGTGACCTTGATGAAGTCCGCCAAGAACCGTGCCTGCTCGTCAGAGAAGGCGGTTGCCGACGAACCCGTTGGGACTCGCTGCAGTTTCACATAGTACTTGTTGTTCGAAGCGGATACACACTTCTCATCGCCTGCGTCATTGATGTATTTATACGATGCGGGGCACACAACACGGCATGTAGATGATAGACCGACTTCAAAGCCCGCTGGACAACTCATTACTTATTCGCAACAAACGGTCTGAGGCCGCCAAAGATTGTACTAACGAAGGTGGCGTCTAATGCAGCCGCTTGACTCTGCCCGTTGCGAGCGAATGGGCGGTTGAACGTTGTAGTGTTGTTAATGTACGGCGCAACAGTCGCCGCCATCCGGACAAACCGAGTGTATTCAGACGCATCGACTCCTCGCATGTGGCGGGCAGGGGCAGAGGGCTCAAAGAACGATTGGGCGACCGGCATTTTATTACTCCTACAAGATAATGGTTGGGTGGCTTACTGCCCTTTTGGTTGCGCTGGTTGCAGTCTCTGCACTGTCTGTGCGTGAGCACGCCACTTTCGATGCGCCACCGCCGTCGGGTAAAGGAACTACCGATTCGATCTCCCCCGAATACCAGGCAATGCTTGACGCATATGCCGTGAACTATAGAACCTACGTCCGGACGAATGACACGGGAAGCAAGACGGCTGTAGATAAGCTAACCACACACATAGAAGGAACTCTGGATGATATGCGCACGCAGATCGATCAGAACCAGTTTTACATCCAGTCATTCTTAGATAAATACCAAAACATCAATCCTGAACTCGCCGATCTTCACAAGAAGGCGCAGGCTCTCAAGGAGAAGGGTCCCAAGACGGCAGATGAGCTCGTGACGTCATCGCAAGATCCGCCGATGGCTGTGGATTACGGTGCACTCACAGTTCGAATTGTTATTCTTGCGGTGATTCTGGGTGCGGCCCTTGCGATCAATGCGTTCGCGTAACGATCACGAGCAGTCCAAGAGCTGCAATTAAAAAGGCTGCTCCGTACAACTTCATCTCGGTGCCTTCTCGCACGTCCGTTATCTGGTGAATGCGACGGAGGGTCTCGAGCTTGTCTGTCGCAACTAAAAGACCGTTATAGTCACGCTGAATCTCCATAATGCGAAGAATGAGCATCTGCTGCTGCGATTCCGTCCCCGACTGTGCCGACAATGCGAGCATCTTATCAAGTGTATCACTCATGGCCCTTTTCGCTGTCATAATCGCATCTGCCTTGGTTGAGTCGTTGGTCGCAACGAGTTTATCATAGAGCGCCTTTCGCTTCTGATATTCGGATTCCAAGTCGGCCATGTTTCCCGCTGCCGTCGGGTCTGGAGTACCTCCCATTGTATTCAAGCAACATTTACATCGGGCACACAATAGCGATAATACACACACTTACCGACCGTGTCACTGTGCCGAGTGATCTCGATAATGTCGCCAGGCTTAGCACCAATGAGACGAGCTTGGATATCCTGTGAATCAATCCATGGCAGCTGATCCTCAGGCTTCACGACCCGATTCTTCTCAAGCACAACCTTTGCCTCGTCGGGTGGCAGAATCCGATGAGGAACAGACATGCGATGTGTCGTGATATCCATCTGGAGCTCACGGAGATGGAAGAAGGATACGTTCCCACCCGTGTGCTGAGCCCGGATAATGTTCGACAAGTTCTCGGACAGCTTTGAGAGTGAAACGATGACAGCGTTCTTCTCGGCAACGTATGCCAGATACGTCTTCACGTCACGCTCAAGCATCTTGTCCTTCTGACTGAAGATGATAATCGTGTCGCCCATTGTATATGCACTGACGTCCTTGAGCTCGGTTGCGAGAGGCTTCGTCTCCGTTGCCAGCTTACGACGCTCGAAGAGGATACGCAGAGTTGCAAGTGCCTTGTCCTCCATTGTGCCCTTTCTTTCATAGGGAGGTAAAGAGTTCGTTTTTTATCGCCCGAGAAGAACAATGCTTCCCATCATTGTGCTGTTAGTTGGAGTAGCTGCATTATGGGCTGCGTGGAATATGTCGGGTGCGCAGGAGAAGTTTCAACCCGAAATGCTCGACAGGTCCCAGGCCGAGCTCACGCAGGAAGTCGAGCATTCCTCGCACGAACAGCGAACGAACCACATGCCGTTCATGTCGTTTGTTGAGGCCGCAACGGGTGTTCCGACGCCGTTCCGCATAAACGCATATACAGCTGTGAGGTAGTAAATACCAATGAGCACCAAGCATAAGATCCCAAAGGCACTGCGTGAACAGGTTTGGTTGGTCAAGGTAGGTCGAGTCTTCGAGGCGAAGTGCAAAGTGTCGTGGTGCACGAACAAGATGACCGTATTTGATTACCAGTGTGGACACAACATCCCCGAAAGCAAGGGCGGTGCAACGACGCTCGATAATATCGTTCCCATCTGTTCCCGATGCAATGTCAGCATGGGATCCCAGTATTCAATCGACGAATGGAACGCCAAGTTTGCTACTCAGCATAAACCCTACTGGAAGCGTTTTTTCAATTGCTAGTACAATGATTCCCTTTTCTTACTGCATTCCCGATGAATTCATCGTGAACGCTGTTCCCGAAAAAACACAACTTCAATCGTTCATTGTTCCGGATGTACGATACTCATTTGGACCAGGAGAACAGCAGCTGTACTACAATGAATACCGGCGGTCTCGCTTTGCAGTCACACGGAAGAAAGGTGGTTGGGACTGTATGCGCCATTACGAGATTCTTGCAAATGGATGCATTCCCATTTTTGAGAACCTCGAAGCATGCCCGCACTTTACGATGACTACGTTCCCGAAAGAGCTGGTGCTCAAGGCCAATCGTGAACTACTGCCGTGGGACGATGCATATATTCCGAAGTACAATGAGATTGTCGGACAGCTACTCGAGCACTGCCGGCGATACTGCTCTGTCTCTGCACGAGCAGAGTCCTTCTTGGCACTGTTTCCGGGTGCGAAGAATGTTCTCATGATATCAGGTCCGCATTATACAAATTATCTTCGTGAAACACTGGCGATTGGGCTTCGCAGAAAACTAGGCGCCAACTTCGTGGACTACCCTAAGATCGAACCACTGTATGAGACAGCGAGTATGGTGGGACAGATTGGAAATGGGTTCAGTTACGGCGGGTTACTATCTGATATTCCAATTGATCGAAACGTTACGAGTGCGAGGATTCGGGCTCACGAGTTCGATGTAATTATCTACGGAAAGGTTGGATACGCAGAGAGAGGCCCGATGGGAAACTTAGACAGACTCAGTGTACCGGCGAATTACCGACCAAACGAGGTTGCATTCCTCTACGGAGGCGATGGACTCCAAGACACGAAAGATGCAACAAATCCCTTCACACAACACCTTGCATTGCACTGCAACCGGGGGCGCTGTTTTGTTCGTGAGTTGGATTAGCAATTACATGAAATCACAGGTAACTACAGTAATGGCCTTTTACATCAATCTCGATCGCCGCACGGATCGCCGCACGGAGATCGAGAAGGAGTTTGCAGATAGAGGACTTGTAGTCGAACGATTTCCCGCTATTGAGCATCCCAGTGGAATCGTCGGATGTGGACTCTCTCATATTGCGGTTCTCAAACTGGCACAGGAGCGTGGGTACGAATCGGTTATGATCTTCGAAGACGACTTCGTCTTTCTTGATAGTGATACCGATTGGAAGGCAAAAATTCCGCAATCGTATGATATTGTTATGTTGTCCTATCGAGAACTTGAACCGTCTACGCCTCACGACGACATCTTCAATCGTGCGCAAAAGGTGAGCACCACAAGCGGTTACATTGTTCATTCTCGGTTCTACGCTACATTGATCTCGCAATGGGAAGACGGAGATCGTCTCCTACAAGAGACGGGTATACATTGGATATATGCACTGGACCAGTATTGGAATCAGCTCAGTCCCCGCTGCGACTGGTTTGTATTTAGAAACAAAGTCGGTAAACAGCGACCGAGTTTCAGTGATCTTGCGAACTCACACGTTGACTATGGATGTTGATGGAATTGCGAGAATGGAATTATCGTGATCTGCTGCGTACCAGTCGCACGTCCACCCGATACTCTCTAGATAGGCCCACGTGTTGACTTCCCATGTGAGCTTTGGAAGGTTCGGGTACTCACGGAGCTGCATCTCGTAGAATTTACGAAGTGAAGCAGAGTCCCCGAGAAAGAAACCGCCACAGAACCGCCAGTTCACATTGTCCCACACTACAGACGGCCCCCAACAACCGGGTACATACATGCATGTATCCGGTAGCTGCATCTCATCTAGCGTTCGGAGCTTGTTCGATGCAACCGGATCACTTAACACGTGATAGATATTGAAATCAATCCATGCATAGTGGGTGGACGCATGTTTCCCCGAACCAATCGCTCGGTTCACAAGCTCGATCTTCGCATTCATCAGGATGAGAAAATTGCGTGTATCCTTCTCTGGAGTTCGTGTATCCGGTAGCCCGTGTGGGGAGATAGAATACATCTCTAATTCTTCGAGCGATATCGTCTCAACGACACCGTTCCGCACGCTGAATTTATTGAGATGTTCCGGGCTTACAAAGACATGCAACCGGATCCCGGTTGCTTCGAGCATACGAAAAAAGTCGATTCGTTCGGCATCAGACCGGCCTACCGGCCGTGGTCCGCACAGGTCCAAGAATGCCGTGACGAATGTTACCATTGCATCTAGGATCGCATACGGTCTAAACGTGTACGTGCTGCGGTTAAATCATTAGGCGTATTCTTGGCGTTACACGCAATGTGGGAGTTTGTCGATAAGGTGGTCTATATCAATCTAGACAGGCGAACAGACCGAGACGAACGCATACGGGGGGTCCTATCGCCGTTTGGTGACAAGGTCGTGCGAATGTCTGCTGTTAGAACAACCCCCGGTTACATTGGCTGCTTAAAAAGCCACATCGCCGTCCTGAACGCTGCAAAACACTATGGATGGAAGAATGTCCTTGTCATGGAGGATGATGTTGAGTGGGGGGATGTGGACGTGGCATATCCGATTGTGGAAAAACTTTCATCTTCGCCGTATGACGTCATTCACCTTGGGCCATCAAATGCTCACATCGATCCGATTACATATCGACTTACCGACGGTCAGGCAGTGTCTTCGTATCTTGTGAACGGCCCTTACGTTGATACATTGCTGGCATGTTATAAAACCGCACTTCCGAACCTCATCTCGACACATGACGAAGCCATGTATGGCACCGATCAATGTTGGAAAGTACTAATGAAGCGAGATAGATGGTTTTCTATGTTTCCGACACTAATGCACCAACGAGCCGACTACAGTGATATACGAGAGCGTTTTCAAGACCATCGTATTTATTGGAAAACACCCCTAACTGTGAATATCATGGGTGGGCTTGGAAATCAGCTCTTTCAGCTTGCGGCACTCCTTCACGTTGGGAAGCAGGCCCATCGTCGTTCGTATCTACAGACGCTTGTAAATCCATCGACACATTCGTCCGTGTCGTATTTCGATACCATCTTCAGGGCATTTCGACACCTGCTCTACGACGTGAAACCAAGCGTGCGAATAAATGAACCACGCCTTGCGTATGCAAACTGGAAGGAGCTTCTGCCTGCACTGAACACAGAAATGAGCGGTTACTTTCAAGATTGGCGTTACGTGGACCCGGAGTTCATTCCGTCGCTTTCTTTCCCATCGGGTATGCCCGAGAAGTACCCCAATGTGCGCACTAGTATTTTTCTCCACATACGTGGTGGCGACTATGTCGGAAATGCGTATCATGACATTGGGTTGGATGGTTACTATACCCGAGCCATTGCGCTGTTCCCCGATGCTCACTTTTTCGTGGTGACGAATGACGCCGACTATGCAAAGATGCGCCCGTTCCTGAAAGACATATCTTACACGTTGATAATCGAACCTGAACTGGAGACACTGTATCTCATGAGCCTATGTGCGGGAGGTATCTGTGCAAACTCATCCTTCTCGTGGTGGGGTGCATACCTGAACCCTAACCGAAAAATTGTCATGCCCGACAAGTGGTTCGCAGATCCCGCTCTGGCGACTGAGGGCTACTACTTTCCCGGTGTCATCAAATGTCAAGTGTGAGGACCTTCGGTGGCGGCGGTGGAGGCTGCGTCCCAGCCGCACGATGATGCAGCACTTCGTTCCAGAATTCACGCAGAGCGGGAAGATGGCGGGGTAGCCACGTAACGTCCTTCGGAAGAAACTCCTTCTTCACCGACAGCAGACACCAATAGATGTACTGCGGTTCACGATCTGTCACGCTCGCTTGCCATTCGGGAAGCGGCATGTCTATGGGCTTGTACTCCACAGATTGATCGTCAAAGACCGCAAAGACACTCTTGATACCCGTCGACTTGAGCCATTCAGAGGAGAAGACCTGCTTGAACCTGAATTCAGCATACTCGCATTCATCAATGCCCGTACACTCCATTTGCATCTGCATTTGGTGGACGTAGGCATCCGGAATTCCCTCCGACACGGGTCGGGAGATAGGACACTTGAACTCGATCAGTCGTCCACGACGCCGAACATCCGTGTCTAGGGGGAAGATGATACCGTCCGGAGATGCGCCCAGAAATGTGTGAACCGGGTGTTGGACACAGGATACGTCTACAATGCGACAGTTGGTCTCTGTTTCGTACATGGACTTTGCAATGGGCTCGAACCTCGTTCCCCAGATTAGGGCGGAGATTGGCGGACCGTTCGCAGGTTGCGGGGGTTCCAATTTCCGGATGATCAGCGCTCGTCTCGTTTCCCCGCCTGTAAAGACACCTGACACCTCAGAAGCTGTCACCATCTCACCCCGCTTCGCATGCCATGCAGATGTACGCTGATCGTTCATTCCGTAGATTCGAATGGTTCTACGCACACACCGATCACGCATCCAGGCGTGGCCTAGCGGGCCCTTCATTGCCTTCTCGGTCGCAGTCAATACGCATCGTCGTGCCTGGGTATAGCTAACTGCAGGGGCAAGAAGGGTCAACAACATGATCAGTGGCTTCAGGCGGTTCTTCATGTGAGTATACGGGGGGTCCTTCAGCCATTCGGATACAACAGCCTCCATTGCGTTCAAGTATGTGTCAAACCAGAAAACTCATTTTCAGTGCTGGAACACAGAATCAATATGGAGACGATTCAGAGCAAAGATCAGTGGGTGCTTCACCGCCTCGAGGGGTTCTATGCGAACCCCGAGAACTTCCGCCGCATTGAGGAGATCCTCACGGGTAAGTCGAGGTTAAGCCTGCGGCTGCTGGATTGGTTTGTGACCAACTATTCAAAGAAGTATAATGTATCGTTCATGGCTAAGTCGAACCATCACGTCATTGTGTACTTGGTCTACAAGTCCCACCTCAAGGCGTACAACAAAAAGATGTTTGACCCGTTCTGCAGGTGGAAGCGAATTCAGTTCCGCGGGCTGGATACCACAGTGGGGCAGCTGAACTTCTTTGAGTGGGCCATTCAGGATGAGGTGCTCGACTACCTGGATGCACACTATGACGAGGTTCACGGAGATATGGAGGAGTGTTCGCAGGTGATTCAACCGAAGGACGGTGAGCGCCGCAAGCGTCAC